ATATAATTTATATATTATTATTTTAATAATTAATTATTTTATATATTATAGAAAAGAAAAAATATATTATATATAAATATATAATATACAAAAAAGAAAAGATTTTATCTATTTTATTTTGTTTTTAAAAGAATATTATGTACCTTTGCAGTAACATTCTAAAAAATATAGTTATTATGAATAAAGATACAAACAAAGAAAAGTTATATAATATATTTTTGAACAAACTTAAAGAAGTAAATGTTGATACAAGTATTCTTGATTCCAAGTACGGAAAATTAATTCAAGATGCACCATTTACAGGTTTAAATAAAGACGGATTAGATTATTCAGGTTCTCTTCTTAAAACAGTTCTTTATGGTATTACACCAATTGCTCTTGAAGAGAATAAAACAATGGGTGAATTTGAAGTTGATAAAAATTCATTAATTAAAGTATGTTTACTACAACATATCTCAAAGGCGGTAATGTTTATTCCTAATCCAAATGAATGGGAAGTTCAGAATAGAAATAAAAACTATATATTTTCAAGTGACACTGTTGCTTTAAAGACTGGTCTTTATTCTGTTGCCCTTGCAAGTGAATGTAATATACAACTTACACCACTTGAAATTGAAGCTATGACTATTATTGATAAAGATGAAAATGACCAACAGTCTAATTTGTTTTCTTCTGTATTATCAACAATAGTAAAGATTGCAAACATGAAGAGTTACGTATTACAAAGAGAAACTTTTAAAAAAGAAAATGAAAATGGATAAACCTATAATAACTAATAATAAAATGGATATTCTCAACTACGAAAATGATTGTAATGGTTACGCAAGACCTATTATAAAAGTTAAGAAAATTCACCCTGACGCTAAAACACCAGTATACCAACATTATGGTGATATTGCAACTGACCTATATGCTGTTTCATATATATGGAATGAAGAAAGAGATTGTTATGAATATCATACGGGTTTAGTAGTTGAATCAAAATACAATTATGGTGGATGGATATTTCCAAGAAGTAAAAATAGAGAAACAAGTTGTTATCTTGCAAATAGTGTTGGATTAGTTGATTCTGCAACTTATAGAGGAGAAATTATAGTTTGCTTTAAAGATAGAACTTCAAGCGAAACAAGAATTAAATTAGCAGGAATGGAGGCTTTTGTAAATAGTTTGGGACAGAATTTAGATTATGAAAAGGCTGTTCAATCTAAAAAACAAGCCGAAGAAGAAATGTTAACTCGGATTAAAAATTTAGAATTTGCACCTTATAAAAACTTAGATAAGGCAGTTGCACAAATGGTCTTTATGTATAATGACTATGTAATATATAATGAACTTGCAGAAGGTGAAGAGTTAAGTAAAACTGAAAGAGGAATAGGTGGATTTGGTTCTACTGATAAAAAATAATATTATTTTAGTTTATTTTTATAGCTTTAAACGATGGGTATTTACCCATCGTTTTTTGTTTACTTATATTTTTTATTTATTATTTTTTATAAAAAAAATGGATAGTTCAATAGCAATTGTTGTACCTTCAATGAAGACAGATGAAGAGAAAGAACTTCTTATTAATAATATAGAGGAAACATGTGGGTGTGAATATGTTGTTTTATTTGTTGACAATTATTATAATAATCAACTTTCATATGTTTTTAATCAACTGTTATCGTCCAAAGAAGTAGATGATGAAATATTTGTTTTCTTAAAAGATGATGTTCGTTTTTTAAAAAGTGGATGGGGGAATGAGATAATAAGACTTTTTAAAGAAAATAAGAAATATGGTATTATAGGCGTGTTAGGTTCATCATTTTTCGATGAAGATGGTGCTTGGTGGACTTATGAAGAAAAATATGGACAAATATTATATTCAAGTAAAGGTGAAGACACACTGTTAATGTATTCAGACTTATTAGATAATGATTTAAAACGTGTTTGTGTAATAGATGATGTTTTTATTGCAATAAATAAAAAAAGAGTAAAAGATAAGTTTGATGAAGATATAAATGGAACAACATTATACAATGTAGGGTTATGTTTATCTAATATTATTAACCATGATGTAAAGATAGGTGTTACTACAAATATTAGAATGAAATACACTACACCAAGAGTTATTACTGATGAATGGTATGAAAACAGAGATATAATAAATAACAAGTATAAAAATTATTTTCCGATTGTAGTATGAGTAAAAATACATTAGAGAAAGAAACTTTAAGTAGCTTGAGAGAGAAACAAGTTATAATTAAAGAAATATTAAGCAATTATGAAAGAGAATTAAACATCTATATGGGAGGATATGGTATTAAATCCGTTCATGATTTAACTGGTCCTGAAAAGGAAAAATATGAAAAAGTTATGAAGTTTAGAGCATTATATAGTCGTATTAGCGAAGAAATTGAAAATAAACTTTTAGAATATTATTTGATATGTGGAATTTTTTAAAAACATTAAAAAGTAAAGTAGAACTTTTCGTTTATGGTTTAAGTGGTGCTGAAAAGGCTATTATGGGTAATTCTGATACATTGGGTGAAGGAACACAAATATCACAATCACAAGAGGACCAAAGAGTTTCAAAAGCATTACTAAAAGGAGAAGTTACGCAAGCAGTTGAAGAGTTAAGATACAGAACATATAAAGTTACAGAGGAATCAGATAAATACACATATCTTTCAAATGGAGTTGGTGTTAAAAAGGAGAAAAATAAAAAAAGAGAGGATGGTAAATATAATTTTACTATACAAAATAAACCATTGACAAGTGGAGTGTTAGATGAATTAAATCGTGTAGGACAATATGATAATGAAAGATTTACTATTGAATTACAAACTGAGTATCTGACAAGATTTAAAATGGAAAAATATATTACATATGTTGATGTTGATATTAAAGAAGATAATTATCTAACAACATTACATTTTAGTAAATTTCCAAATGTCTACGACCCTAATTCAATGCCTTTTATTAATGAACTTGATGCTGTAACTTTAATACCTTTAGAATCAGAATATGCATTGAGTAGAAATGAAATTGCAAGTTCTTTAACAAATCTATCTTTTACTTGTATAAAAGTTGAGAATGAAGATGATTTCACTAATTATAGCTTTGTTGCACCTGTTAAACTTGTGGAAGTAAAAAAAACAGATACAGAGTTCTTATTGACATTTAAATGGAATGGTTATTATAGAATGCCATTAAATTTAACACAAAAGTATTACTCTAAAGAAATGGATGAGAAATATCAGAATAAAGAAAGACGTAATACAGAAATTTCAACAGTTGTTACAAAACGTGTATATCACTGTTCTGTTTGTGGAAAAGAAGTTAATACATATGATGGTGATATAATGTCTTATGATAATGGTATTGTTATTTGTGATGAATGTAGTAAAAAAACTTTAGAATAAATTTAAAAGACTTATTTTTTAATTAAAAGAATAATATGAAAGTTATAGCTATTGAATTAAACCATGTTATCAGAAACATTAATAAACAACTGTTAAAATACTATTCACGTGATATTAATCAAGAACTTGATATTGATGATATTGATGAAAAAACGGAAAATGTAATAGATAAATACATTAAATTCCAAAGTAAACAGGAGTTTGGACGATTCATATATGAAGATTATCCATATGAGTTGTTTGGTTGTGCAAATGCAATGGAAAAAAATCTTCCTACAAAAATAACTTATTGGATGTCAGAGATGACAAACATTGAAGAAGAAGATATTGCAGTCATTTTCTTTAGTTTAGGTGAAGATGCATTAACAATACAATCATCTTATTTCTTCTTAAGTAAGATTGGTACAAGAGTACGTAAAGTGTTATTCCCTTTAACAGAACAAGAAGTGTTCAACGAGGCTGATGTTATTGTTACATCAAATGTAGAACTTCTCTCAAATGCACCAAGTGAAAAAACTAAAGTTTTAATATGTACAAATGGTACAAAAGAAGAGGATTCTAAAGAAGGGTTTAAAGTATATAAATCACTTATAGATTTGATAGATGACAAAAACTTCCTAACAGAATTAGTAAAAAATAATGATTAAATTTAATATTAAGATATAATATGGATGATAAAAATTTGAAGGCACTCGAAAGAATAGAGAGTGAAATCAATCGTATTGATAAAAACGAAAATAAAATTTATTTCTTCGTTATTGATACAAAAGGTAACCCAAGCGGAAGTTTATCTTATATTTATAACCTTGCCCTTTTAACAAGCAAAGCAGGATATGATGTAACAATGCTTCATCAAGAAGATGAGTTTGTAGGTGTAGGTGAATGGATGGGAGAAGAATTCGCAGAATTGAAACATGCTAATATTTCAAAAGATAACACTGAAGTTTCACCAAGTGATGTTCTTTTTATTCCTGAAATATTTGCACAAGTAATGAATCAAACTAAGAAATTACCATGTAAACGTATCGGAATCCTTCAAAACTATAATTATATGGTTGAACAAATGCCATTCTCAGGACAATGGGGTACATTTGGTATTCATGAATGTATTACTAATACAGATGAAAATGCAACACTAATTAAAGAGGTATTTCCATATGTTAAAACAACAACCATTAAGCCTTTCATTGAAAATATTTTTGGAACAACTGAACAACCTAAAAAGATGATTGTTAATATTGTTTCTAGATACCAAGAAGACATTAATAAAATTGTAAAACCATTCTATTGGAAATTCCCTACATTTAAATGGGTATCATTTAGAGATTTGAGAGGATTTTCACAAGAGCGTTTTGCAGAAGCATTAAGAGAAGCTGCTGTTACAATTTGGGTTGATACTGACACAAGTTTTGGGTATTCTGCATTAGAAGCTATGAAGAGTGGAAATATTGTTATTGCTAAAGTACCTGATAATAAACTTGAATGGATGTTTAATGAAGAGGGAAAACTTAGAGATTGTTGTGTATGGTTTAATGATTTTAATACTGTTCATAAACAAATTGCAAGCGTTGTTCGTTCTTGGACAACAGATAAAGTACCTGAAGTAATATATGAAGAGGGTAAAGAAGTTTCTTCATTATATACAAAGGAGAATACAGAAAAACAATTTTTAGAATACCTTAAAGGTGTAAATGAAAATCGTAAAAAGGAAATGAATGAACTTATTTCACAAATTAAAGTTCAAGAAAATAAAACAGAAGAGTAATTAAAATATGGATAATTTAGTTGTAATAATTCCTGTACATGAATATAATGAGACTGTATCAAGTTTATTGACAAATGCAGTATCTTCAGTTCCTGAAACAATTAAGGTTTGTATTTCTTGTTATCAAGGTTTAGAAAAAGATATTAAGAAGCAATTTAAAACAAATAAAAATGTAAATATTATTCCGTGTGATAAGAGTGATTTTGCAAGTCTTGTTAATAATGGAGTAAAAGATTCTGAATATTTTTCTATTTTGGAATTTGATGATGAATATACACCAATTTGGTTTGATAATGTTAAGAAATATATTGAATCTATGCCTGATGTAAGTGTATTTATGCCACTTACAGATATAGTAGATTTTGACACTAAAAAATACATATCAAGTGGTAATGAAGCACCATGGGCATCAGCATTTTCAAATGAATTAGGTTTTGTTGACCTTGATTGTCTACAATCATTTTTCGATTTCTATGTGACAGGTTCAGTATTTAATACAGCAGATTGGAATGAAGTTGGAGGTCTTAAACCATCTATTAAACTTACATTTTGGTATGAATATATGTTAAGAGCAACCAATAAAGGTAAGAAGATTTTTGTAATTCCAAAAGTTGGATATAATCACTATATGGTAAGAGAAAATTCTATTACTGATACTTACCGAAAAACAATGTCACAAAAAGAACAAGACTTTTGGTTTGAGTTAGCTAGAAAGGAATATTTCTTTATTGAAGATAGAAATAAAGTTTATTCTGAATCTGAAGAAGAAAAAGTTGACGATTAATTATATTTTTAACATCAAGCGGTTAACCGCTTGATGTTTTATACAAGATAGGGCAACACAGAGATTTCCATTTGGAAATGTGAATAGAAAGTGTGCTTAATTTGCGCAGATTTTGCTCTTTAATTTAAAATAATATTAGCAAATTAAGCAAATACAATGGAAAAACGAGGTAGAAAACCTTCAGCAAAAAGAAAGGGGTATTTCTATGAAAAACAAGAAGAGGCAGTTGTTAGATATATTAATACAGAAGATGTAAATGAAAAATGCGAAATATTTAATGAAATATTATTACCTGCCTTTACGAAATTAATTGAATCAATTATTAGACGTTATAAATTACAACCTGGTGATGAGGGTTTTGATGAAACTTTTAATGACACTATGTCATTCTTAATGACTAAAATAGATAAGTTCAAACCTGAACAAAACAAAAAAGCATATTCCTATTATGGAACTATTTGTAAGAACTATCTAATGGGTAGAATAAATCAAAACGTCAAGAACTTAAAACGTACAGAACGTTATGACCTCATACAGACGGATTTTGTAAATAACTTAAAATACTCATATCAAGATAATATTTCAGATACAACTTTCTTAACAGAACTTATGGGGGATACAGTTAAGAATATTGAGAGTATTATCAACAATAAGGAAAAATTAAGACTAAACGAAAATGAAACAAAGGTAGGTTTAGCATTAATAAATCTTATGGGTAATTGGGAGGATTTATTTGCTCAAATGGGTAGTGATAAATTTAATAAAAGTTCAATATTACTTTTTCTAAGAGAAACAACAAATTTAAATACTAAAGAAATTAGAGATGGTATGAAACGTTATAAAAGTATATATTATAACATCAAGAAAAAAATTATTGAAACTATTTATTGATAAAAATATATATGGGAAAATTAAAAATTGAAATTAATAATGTACAAAATATAAAAGATTTATTGCAAGAGGCATATAGACTTGCTGATGAACAAATTGTACAAGCACAAAACGAAATAAATAAACTCGCAAGTGCAACTAGATTACAAGAAGAAGTCATGGATGCTAAGGGTAAATATGCCAAAGCAATGAACGATTATATGGGTATTAAAGATAAAGCAATAGCAAAGAAACTTGATATTGCAAAACTCTTAACAGATATATATCAACATAATGGTGATGTCAAAGGTGCTTTAAGTGAAAGTACTGCGTCTTTAAGTGGAGGTTTTGACATAAAAAAGATTAGACAAGTTGTTGATGAATCATACGGACAAACTGATAAACCGAAAAAAATTGAAATAAAGAAATAATGGCTGAAACACCAAACACCAAAAATAAAGGAAACCTTAGTGAAAAGAAGAAAAAGCTTATTTCTAAAGTTAAAACTTCAATTGCTACTGCTAAAGGGGTTGTCGATACTGTAAAGAAAACAGCTGACAACCTTGGGGTTTCTGTGTCATCTACAGGCAATGGTCAAGAACTAGTTGCTAAAAATAGTAATGTTATAGGATTAGTTGTCGAATTACTAACTTTGGTGGGTGTTAATAAAGAAACTCTTATTGAGTTCTTATCAAAATATCTTACTTATATCTTACCTATTTTAGAAGTTAGTGTTAAAACAATAATATTAACAAACCTAAAAGGTATGGTTTCTTGCTCTTCAGACCCACGAATACCTGAAATGTATAGAAAGTATAACCTTCGTGGAGAAAACTCAACAGAGACAAATAGAAGAGGTATAGATATTAATGTTGAGTCAATTGATTTACAAGGTACATTATCTATGTCTCCATTTGGTGAGGGAAAGAAATACTATTTTGGCGTAGATAACGAATCAGTATCCAATGCTTATCAATTAGCAAGGGCTGATGATTTTGATGCATTCTTATGGTTTGTCATACATAAAGCAAAATTTCCAAGTCCATCAATTGTAAATGATGAAAATCTATCGGAATGGTTTACAAGAAGATATAAACAAAATGTAACCCTTAATAATACAAATGACACTATTAATATAGGTTATAAGGATAAAAATGGATTTATACATAATGATGTTAGTTCCCTATTTCAAAATATAGTCATAAATTATCCTGAACCAAAGTCTATAACAGGACAGACAACATGTATTATGCCTGGAAATACTTTTGTTCAAAAGAAAGATGGAAAATACGGTAGTGTAATTGGTTTATGTATATCATCTGAAATGTCTGATGCATTACCAACTGATGTAAACAACCTTACATTAAATACAATTAGACAAGATGAATTAGTTAAAACTAAGTATATAGCAAGAAGTGAAATTGTTCCAGTTTCTGATGATTGGACAAGTGCTAATTGGTATGTTAATCCAAAGAGATATTTTTATCAAAATTTAGGTTTAGATACTTTTGCTAAAAAGTCAAATAAAATTGGTAAGGGTAGAAATTATGCACAAGAAAAACCAATATGTAACTTACAATTCTTCGGACAAGAATCTACAATGGGAACTCGTAAGGGAATTGTTAATAATCAAATACGTTTAACAATTCTACCTAAACCTTTATTACATATTCCTGAAAAAGGTGAACCAATATGGAGATTTCAAAGAATAATGTTTAATGATAAAGGTGAACCTGATTCAAAAGGTAAATTCTCCATACATCCTGGTAAATTTGAGAAAATAAAAAAAGAAGTTACTGAGGTTTATAAAATAACATCTGCAAGTGATTATCCTAAAAAGGTTAATGGTAAAAAAACTACAAACCCAATTAAAGCTATTGAGTGGATTGAAGTAACTAATGGTAATCCTTATCCAACTACCGTTGAAATATATACAAAAGAAGGTAATGTAGATAAATTGGCTGAGACACTTAAACTTAAGCCATTTCAATACAAATATCATAAATTAAGTAAAAAGGGCGTCAATTATTTATATTTTATAATAGAACCTGAACAGAAAAATACTGAAAAAAGTCAACTGACCAAACCTAATATTAGTGATGGTAAGTTAAGTGTAAAAACAATTAAACTTGATAGTGTTAATACAAATAATACTGTAGAATATTGTCTTGATAGAAATCCTAAAAAAATAGGTATAAGCATAGATAAAAAAACAGGAAGATATAAAGTTATTAATACTAAAAATCCAGAGCAGGATATCTTACCATACTTACAAGAAGTTTATAAAGGGTTAACCATTTATGAATTTAATTATGATTTAGTAATGGGTATGAAGTTGTTTGATGCTAAATGTATTATTACAAGACTTTTAGATACAACACTTAAATGTAACTTTGGTGGTAGTATACGGTATAGTAGAGAACGAACACAAAAAACAGATGCTATATTACGAATCGTAAAAAATATAATAGAATCTGATGATACCGAATTAAAAGATTGTTACTATACATTTTCTAATGAGGAATATGATGACCTATTAGAAAGGGCTGAAAACGAATATCATGATTTTGCAACAATAAATAATACTATTATAAAAAATAGTGACTTTAGTGGTGTTTTGAAAACACTTGATAATTTAACACCTAATACAACACTACATGAACAAAAGGACATTTTAAAAAGAAGTATTGTTCAGGCAAGTGGTGTTTTAACTCAAGGTGTTGACCCAGTCAATAAGAGCAAATTAGAAATTGATTTTATTAATGACTTACTAAAGAATCTTATTACAAGTATTATTAATTCAATATTAACACCTAAACTATTAATGGTTATATTAGTTAATCAAAAAATAATGGGTCATGATATTCAACTTATCAATATTGATGATGTTATAAAAGCAATGGGTTCTATTATCAGAAGTATTGTGCGAGAAATAAGAGATGCTATTGTACAAGAACTTTTGAAATTGTTATTGAAACAACTTGCACCTATAACAAAGTTAATTGGAGATATGTTACTACAAGAAACTCTTGGTTATTATAGAGACTTAATGAGACAAATCATTGATGAGTGTGATTTTAGTATGATTTTATCTTGGTTTAAAAATAAATATGATGATACTAATACAGGTGTCGTTGATTATGCTGATATTGATGTCTCACATATAATTAATGAAGCACCTTTAACTAATGATTGTTAATATTAATATAAAATATGGGTATAGAACAAATTTGTAACACAATAACAAATTTTTTTGGTAAATTAAGAAAACCAGCACCTGAAATATCAAATATATTATTGGTGTGTTCAATAGCTAAACGTAAGGGGTTATCAGCTATTTTATCAACAGCCAATGTTGTTGAGGAAATAAGTAAATTGGGTGTTCCTGTTGGTGCAATGCCAGATGGAAGCCCAAACCTTACTGTTGGTATTGAATTATCACGTTGGAAAGAAATTGTTAGAACTTTCCATGAAGATGTTAAAATACAAACATCTAATATGCCAGGTGGAATAACATTTACAGGAACAGGTGCAAATGGAGGTGGACCTATGGTTGTAGAAGGTGTTAACACTAATGCAAGTCCTGGTTATGGAATATTACATTAAATGAATAAATAATTATGGATTATTCTAAGTTAGAAGAGAACGAAATTAAATTAAAAATGAAATCTTTATCTGATGAATATGATGTTATTAAAACTAAAATATGTAAAGATATAGAACGTCTACAAGAATTAGATGAGGAATATATATCTTATCAAGATGAACTTGAAAAAAGAAGAAAGGAGTTTATTTAATGAATACTTCATTATTTGTTTTAGGTAAAGTTGAGGCTGTTGAAAATAAAACAACCGAAAAAGGTTCAGATGGTCTTAGAGTTAAAGCTAGAATAACTTCAGATAATACATTAGGTAGCGTTCCATGGTCTTTTCCATTACTACCAAAAGTATTTCAATCAATACCCAAAGTAGGTGAATATGTTTTAGTATTTCTTACTGATTTGGGTAATGCAGGAAGTCAAAGATATTACATTGGACCTATTATATCTCAACCACAAAATTTTGAATTAAGTGACACTAAAGATAAAGCCCTTAACCTTTTACAAGAAAGAACAACACAACCTTTAGCTAAAATATCTAATGATAACAACACTAAAGGGGCATTTCCAAGCGAAAATGATGTTGCTGTAATAGGACGTGGACAAGAAGATATTATATTAAAGTTTAATAGCGAAAACGAAAAAAGTGAAGTTGATATTAGAGCAGGTATACGCCAAAAACCTGTTGGGGATACCGACCCATCTAAGTATGGTAATATAATATTTAATGGACAAGACCCTGCTTACATCCAATTGAAATATAAAAAAGGTTTGTTTTCAGGGATAGATAAAACAACAGGAAGAATGTTATCAGCAAATAGTATGGTTAATATTGTTGCGGATAAAATTAATCTGATAAGTAATAGTGATGAAGATGTAAATAACCATATACATGATAATAATGAGTTAATTGCTGATAAAAATTTACCACAATTAATAGATTCACTTCATCCTGCTGTAAAGGGAGATAAATTAGTTGAATTACTTAATATAATGAGAGAATCTATACTAAGACATGTTCATCCTTGGGCTGGTATGGAACAGTGTGGTGATTGGAATGGTGCCATCAATAGTCTAAAAGATTTTACTATAAATGATGTTTTATCTAATGATGTAAGACTCTCTTAATATATTTATTATTAAATAATAACGATTTAATATATAATTAATATGTTAGAAAGAACTTACATATCAAAATTTAATACAATAATAAAAGGTTCTGATTACAATACAGGAATTAATCCAATTGCAGAGTTGTGTTATGGTGCAACTACTACAAGAATATTGTGTTATTTTGATACTGATAAAATAAAAAATCTAATTAATGACGGTGTAATGCCTGATAAAAGTAAAATTAAACACACCCTAAGAATTACTAATGCAGGGTCTATTGATTTTACACAATTACACAACAAGGATATTAGTTCAATTCATGACTGCAATAGACAACGTGCAACATCATTTGATTTAATATTCTTCTTAATCCCTAAAAAATGGGATAGAGGAAAAGGATTTGATTATTCAACTTCATCATTTAATATTGATTTTTATAGCGGAAAACAAGCAGATGTAAATAGATTTTTATCAACTGATGCATCAAATTGGAAAAAAGCAAGAAATGGTGTTAAATGGGATGAAGAAGGTGTATATTCAAATGATACACTTTCAAAAGAATATGATAAATTTGGCACAGAAGAAGGAAGTAAAATAATAATAGGAAGACAACACTTTGATATTGGTAATGAAAATATTAATTTAGATATAACTGATGTTGTTAATAAGTTTATAAGTGGTGAATATGAAAACAATGGTATTGGAATAGCATTCTCACCACAACTTGAACGTACAGGAGAAGCTAAAGGATTTGAAAAAGCAACTTTTGAAAACTATGTCGGCTTTTTAACTGATAAAACAAATACTTTTTTTGAACCATTTGTAGAAACATTATATTGTGATTATATATCTGATGATAGAAATAATTTTGTCATAAATAAAAAAAATAAACTCTATTTATATTGTTCTATGGGTGGACAACTAACAAATTTAGATAATCCTCCTACAGTAACTATAAAGGATAATAATGATGAAATTATAACTGATAATGATGGAAGAGTAATGGAAAATGTACAAGCACTTCAACAAAGTAGAGGTGTTTATTATATTAATTTAACTCTTCCTATAGATAGATTTAAAGCTGACACCATGATGTATGATACTTGGAATAATATAGTATATAATGGAATGTCATTTAATCCTGTTGAACTTGATTTTACCCTTAAAAATACACAGTCATATTTCTCATTCGGAAATAAAATTGCTGAATCACAAAATTTCACACCTTCTATATCAGGTATAAAAGCAAGTGAAAGAATAAAAAGAGGTGATGTTAGAAAAATGGTTATAGTAGCTAAAATTAATTATACTAAAGCTGATGCGTCATTAATTGATGGTATGCAATGGAGACTATATACCAAAGATGGAGAAAGAGAAATTGATGTTGTACCATTTGAACCTGTAAATAAAACAAATGTTGAAAACTTTGTATTGGTCAACACAGACATGCTAATACCACAAAATTATTATGTGGATATAAAAGTAAACTATGGTATGCAAAGTATTATACATCATAATACATTACAATTCCAAATAGTAGACGATTTAAATAATAAATATTATTAAAATAAAAGTGCGATAATTATATCGCACTTTTATTGTTTAAGGTTCTGCTGTCATATAGTTAGCAATTGGAAAATCACCATCTGTACATTTAATAGTAACTTCAGTACTATTAATATTATTAATATTCCAATTATCTTCTTTTTTTATTTTTTTCCATTCCTCTTTAGTTCCATTATAAATAACTTCTCTAATTAATGGACATTGTGCTAAAATGTTCTTTCCTTTTATTTCTTTAATAGAATTTGGTAATGTTACTTTTACTAAACCATTATTTCTAAAAATTACATTTTCTTCTAAAATAGATAAATTTTCAGGAAAAACAATTTCTGTTAAACCATGACACATTTCAAATGCATTTGATTGAATATCTGTAACAGATGATGGGATATTTAATGTGGTTAAACTACTACACCTCGAAAATGCATTAGAACCAATAAATGTCAGATTATCAGATAATGTAATCCCTGTAAGTGACGAACAACCATCGAATGCATTCGAGCCTATTGATTCTATATTACCATTAAACGTAATAGCTGTTAATTTAGAGCAATCTTGAAATGTTCTATTTGCAACGTATGTAATACCACTTGGTATTGTAATAGAAGAAAGCGAAGAGCAATCTTTAAATGCGCTTTCTTCTATATAACTTAAATTATCAGGTAGTGTAATATCCGTTAAACTATAACATTTTTCAAAAATACTAATATTTAAACCAGAAATGTTTAAGGGTAATGTTATTGATGGAATCGAAGAACATTGATAGAAACATTTTTCACCTAAGTCGTTGATGTCTTCATGTAATTCGATTGATGTTAAATTAGAACACCCACTAAATGTCTCTTTTCCTATAGTTGTAACCTTACTTGGTATTGTAATAGAAGATAGTGAAGAACAGTCTTTAAAGGCGCATTCACCTAAATTAACCAATGAATTAGGTAATACCATCTCACTTAGTGTATAACAACTTTCAAAAGCATTCTCCAATATTGTACCTAATGTATTTGAGAATGTGATAGCAGATAAACTATAATTTTCCTTAAAGCTACTAACCCCTATCGATGTAACACTATTAGACATTATTACTTTTTCAAAATTACTTCTAAATAGAGCATAATCAGCAATATCTGTTATACCATTTGACATTTCATACACTCTATCTTCACCACCTCCAAAGTTTCTTTCTATTATCACTTTTTCAATTTCTTTGGCATATTCTGTAAATAATTCAGAACAATTACCACCAAAAAGATTAACTACATCTTTTATCTCATTTTTTAAGTCTTGTAATGTACTTAAGTTGTTTGAAATTTTCATATTTAATTGTAAGTTTAAAAAAACACAAACGCATAAGCATTTGTGTTATGTTATAATTATTTTTTTTATTATCTTAAATTATCATTTTAACAATGACAATTAATAAAGACAATTCAAATCCTCCGAGTATAGTCCATATAGCATCCCAATTATCAGGCTTATTACCAACAAAACATTTAACATCAACCCAATACTCTTTAAAAAACGCAATTAAACTCGTTATAACGAGAGATATTACAATAGAAGTATAAATACCCACACCAACAATTGATAACACTACAAACGTTAATAAAAAGGCTAATTCACCTATTTCTTTATGGAGAAGTTTATCCTTTGGTGTTATCTCCATTATATTTGATAAAAATTTAACTATCGTTTCTTTCATAATTAATGTTGTTCACCTACTATTTTAGCAAGGGCTTTATCGATATTAGCAAGTTGGTCTTCTATTTTTTTAATTCTTTTTTCCAACTCACTTTCAGCCCCTAATTGGTTATCAAGATATTCAATAATATTATCAGTAGTCGTAAATGTTACAATTTTATCATTACTATTTTTGATTGCAATTGTTTCAAAACCATCAGCATAGTTAATTGCTATTTCTCCGTGTTTTAAAGCTTCAGCTTCAGGTAGTTTTGGAAGTGTTACATTCTCTGAATTTACTTCTGTAACATTTGACCTCTTATGTAAAATGTGTTTCATATTCTAATTTATAATATACAGTGTAAAATCATTGGGGGTACAATCAAGGTCCCCCAATGTTTTTATTTATTCAAAATATTAATATGTTCCAGCATCAATGCTATTGATGACAAGTTTACCATCCTCGAAATCAAACTTTGCTATGTTATTTTCAGTAGTTTCAGTAGCTGCGTTTACAATTACTTTTGATGTATCAACAGTATCTAACTTAATACCATCACCAGCTTTAACACCACCTGTCTTACCTGATATAGCTTTATAAAGCTTAGCAATTGCAACGTTTAGTGAATCATTCTCCTTAATGGTTAAATCTTCCTCCGATGTTCCATAGTAATTACGGAGTTTTAAACCATCAGTTGTAATATTAATATCAGCTGTTCTAATGTGGTCTTCAGTGCTTGAAATAGTAACTTCAGAGTTATTGATAGTAATCTTATCAATCTTTGTTGTTTTCAAGTCATTTAAAGCAGCCGCAACTACTTCTTCATTACTAAGCATTTCAGTCTCAATAACCTTTATAGCTTCGCTAACGGTTTTATCTTCAGTAATACCTGTAAGTCCTTTAGTGTCGGCAGTAAATCCTTTCATCTTAACGTTGTTACCTGCAACATTATCAGAAAGTGTAAAAACTTTATTACCATTAGCACCTTCACTCTCTTCAACAGAAATATGTTGGTCAGTAGCAGCACTTACAACTGTAGTAGCAGCCTTTTTAACATCTTCAATAGCTTTAGTAACACCGCTTATTTTAACACCATTTTCACCAACTGAAAGGAAGTTTTCACCTGTAGTATCAATTTTAACAGAAACTTCTCCAGCAGTATTAACTGTTAAACCATGCTTAAACTCAGAATCTATAAGGAATTTAGAACAATCTACATATGTAGTCTGTTCATCTCCATTTAAATCCACATAAACATATTTTAAGAATTGACCTGCTGTATGTTCTGCATTCTCATCTACTAAACTAATACTTTTAAGTGCACTATCCTTATAGATTTTTATATGATTTCCAACAGCAAGGTCAGTATCATCTTTACCTACAATAGTATACTCTTCTTTAACCGCACTACTACTAGCTTCTACTTTTTTAAGTGTTATGTTTGTAAATAAAGCATTGTGTTCATCTTTTTCCAACACTTTCTCATTTGCTTTAATAGTTACGTTTGATTTAGTAGCATTGTTTTCTAATTTCGTTAACGCTTGTACAAGTGTATCACCATCAACTAATGCACCTTCTTCAGTACCTTTTGTATAACCTTTAAGTTTAACATCCTTCAAAGGAAGTTTAGTTGCTGAAACTAAGCCACCTGTTTGGGCAACAGAAGCAATTACTTCACCTTCACCTGTTACGGTCTCTAATGTTAAATTAGTTACTTTATCTTCTAATTCTTTAATTGTTTTGGTTGAACCACCTTTAAGTTTTTCAATAACTTTAGCTACTGTATCTGTGGCTGTAAAACCATCACCTAATTTAGCTTTTAGTTCATTAAGTTCTAATTCAGCGACAGAACCAGCAGAACCGTCAGTTAATAAAGTATAAGAAGTTTTATCATCTACAACACGGAATAATGCTAATAAGGATTTAACAGCTTCGCCCTCTTTATAACTTGCTAATACTGGTACACCATCATTTACTTTCTTTTGTGTTGTCAATTCATCAAGCTTTTGTATTGCCTCTGCTTTTGATGTTGCAGGTGCTTCATTACGGAAAAGCTGAATGTGTTTGTTTGTTAATGCCATAATTTAAATTGTCGTTTTTTATGTAATTATTTTAGATTTTAATTAAAATATAATTAATACATGTCTCGTGTATTATCACCTTCAATATCCAAAGTATCTTTAAGATTATCTACAAATCCTTTTAATTCTTTAATACTGTCAGTTAATTCTTTAACTTTTGTATCATATACAGATTTTTGTACAACATCCCCAATAATATCCTGAACATCAACTTCAAGATTATTACCCCCTGTAACAACAAATGTTATTTTCTTTGTTGCTGGGTTGTAAGATGCAGATTCTATGACATTATTTGTTGGAATGTCAATATTACCAATCTCATTCTCACCTTGTTTAATGGTATAACGTTTAGTTACACCTGTAGGTGCTACACCATCAACCAAAGTTACTGTATTACCTGTACTTGACTTAAGAGCAGCAATAGCAGCATCTTGTTCTTGGTTTTTAGTATCAATAGATTGGTCTTTAGTATCTTGCTCTTGGTTTTTTTGTTGTAAAGCATTAATTTCAGCATCATAATTCTTAGATGTAGAAGTTGAAGATGATGAACAACAAGACCCACCAAATGTAAGCCCATTAAACTTTGGTTGCTCCATATATCCGTAAGCAACCAAAGGATTGTGTTTTATTTTTCCCATATTTTATTATTCCTTGTTTTCTAATACCTTGATTCTCTCTTCAAGTCTATGGATAATTCTAACCAATTCATTTTGGAAGTCATATCCACCAAAAGCACCATGCATCTTATTATGTAACACATCAAGTATTCCATTTCCTGTGTTATCATAATTTTCTATGCCACGTTCAACATTTTTCAATTCTGATATATAACCAATATTTTTTGTATTATTAGCTACTATTGTTGAAAGTTCATTAATTTTTCTTTCATTATCTCTCTTGATATCATTCGCAAGCTGAGTTAATTTTTCATCTAATACAGCCTTTGTATAAATATCATCTCTTGATACTTTTTTATTATCAACCTCATTAATTTCACGAATAACATCATCAACACTTAATTCCGCAGATTTTATAGTTGAACGCCACTTGTTTTTAAGAAGTGATACTAATGGAGATAATTTCTCATCAAGTTTATTTTCATCTACCTTTCCTGATAATTTATGTTCAGCTATACGAAGTGCTTCTTTAACTGTGTTTATATCATCCAAGGTAGCACCATTTAACAATGGCATATATTTACTTGTTGCTTCAGATTTTGTTAAATATGTATTTGCTACATTTTCAATTGCTGTTACACGTTCATTCGTTTCTGTAAGTTTATCCTTGTCAGCCTTAGTATTAACTGAAGTTCTTAATTCAGCAACAGCATCATTAGTCTCAGTTAAAGCTGTAAGGTCTGCTTTCTCACGTTTTACATTATTAATATTTGTATTTGTTAATCCCGTGTATGCATTAAAAGTACTACTATCAACCTTTCCATCAACAACTATTTTTAAAGCACTTATTTGCGCTTTTTGTGTGTCAATATTAATTGTATTTGTGTTGATTTTTCCTGCTAATGATGTTTCCTTATCTAACAAATTACGATTAAGACCACTTACAGCATTTGATAATTCATCTTTACTTGCCTTATTATTATCAAGTTTATTTATTGCTGTATTAGCTGTTGAAATATCATTTTTATTAGTTGTTACTAATCCAGTTAAATCATTTATGGCTGATTCTCTTGCTACTTTCTCTACATTTATAGCATCATTTGATGTTTTTATTTTGTTAAGTAGTTCCTCTTTAAGATTATCTAACTTACTGTTTAGAGTTGTACCAACACCATCTGATGTTTCTTTAATTTCATTTAATTTGTTTTTTAATTCCTCTTCAGCAGCTTTAGCACGTTCAGTTTCAACTGTAATACCTCTCTCAGCTTCTTTTGCACGATTAATTTCACTTTCTAAAGCATCTTTATCTGCTTTATCAGTAAATAAGCCCATAATGGTTCTATCATGAATAGTAACAGCATTCTTTAACTCATCTAAACCTTCTGTTTTTTTCTTTAACTCATCAAGTGAGTCATGAATACCACCAATTAAAACCTCAATTTCTTCAACACTTTTTAATGGTGCAAATATCTCTCCTGACTCACTTCTTGTGTAGTAATTCTTCTTTAAAGAATCTATAAGATTATCAAGTTTAGCTTTGAGTTCAGAAGCATTATCTATATCGTTTAGTTTATCCTTTAAAGTTTCTAACTCTTCTAACTTTTGAGTTAAGTCAGCAATATTACCCTCATTCTTTATAGCAAGTTCACCTAACTTAGAAATGTGGTCAGTATTGTTATTCACAGCACCTACTGTTGTAGCAAAAGCTGCTTCTACTTGATTAAGCTTTTCATCTATCTTATCAATATCATCTTTGGTAGCTTTCTTTGCAATTTCAGCATCTTGTTTTTCATCAACATAATGATTGTTACAACCACAACCAAATGAAAATGGGTCAAGCTTATTACTCTCCCTATATGCCCAATAATTCAATGCCATTTTTTTTATGATTTATTAAATATGTTATTACTTATAAATATTTATATTTTGAATAAACGCACTTAATTTTATAATATGGAAGAAATAAAATTTAAACAAGGTGATTATATCATCAATAGAAGTGGTGGTGATATGGGTGTTTTTGATAAATTAGATAAAAAAGGTTATATGCATTTTAAAATGTTTTATGGAGGAATGTTAAAATATTTCAAAGATGTAAAAACCTACACCTTACAGATTAACTATCAAAAATTCTTTGATATATGTTCAGAAGAAGAAAAAAATAAGTTGGATAAATTATATGCAGAGTATAAACAAAAAGGAGAGTGATTTACTCTCCTTTTTTCCATATATATCTAAATAATCCACAGTCCCATATTCTATCATACCCCAATAGTGTCATCATCTCCCTCTCTGTTAAATCCGTACTAAAATTATATTTCTTTAATAATTTATCCTTTCTAAAGGAAAACTTATGAAAACGTTCATCTCTATCCACCTTTGAATTGAAATATCTATAATCAGGTGGTAATATCTTATCTAATTTAAAGTTTAATTTTGTGTATAAATTATTTTCACCATTTAGTGTCCACCTCCTATCAGCAAAACTTTTTATTTCAAGTGGGTCTTCGGTTCTGATAAAATATTTGAATAATTTTCCTGCAACACCTTGACATAAATATCCATTCTTAGAAGCAAATCTATTTAAGTTCCAATATCCATCTTTTTCCTTTAAGAATGTCATAACACCTATGAGTTCATTATTGAAAAAAGCACCATAATATAAAGATGCAGAAGCAAAACTTTGTATATGATTTTTCTCTAAAAATTTAAATGCACTATCTTTATCAATACATTTAACAATACATTTTCTACCAGGTACTTTTATTGTTTCTTTATCATTTGATAATATATGATTTATTTTAGAAAGAACAATATCTTTATGATATACCCATTCATCTGAAAATATTTGGATTAACTTTATTCCTTTTTCATTACAAAGTTTCAATTTATTAAGATGATATGTTCTATCTCTTTTAGCAAACCATTCAGTATGCCATATATTACCATTATATTCAATCGCAATATTTTTACTTGGAATAAATATATCTAATTCATATGGAGATATAATATCTCTTGAATGTAATACTATATCATCTCCAACAATTTCCTTAATATAGTCAGTTAATTCTATTTCTTCATTTGAAATAATCTTTCCACACTTTGGACATCCTTGTTTTCCATTTATATGTGCATCAGGTGTTTGCCAAAATATACCATGTGTTGGACAAATGATTTCCACTGGTTTTTTTGCACCATAGTATTTTGAATTATCATAATTATATAAAGAACCATGTATCTTTATTGAATCATGAATAAATTTACTTTGCGTTTTTGTATTTATTTCCGCAAGCTTTTCAAACTTACATGATGGACATCCTTGACCCTCCAAATGATGTGATATTGTCATATCAAAATAACCGTGTTTTGGACAGGTTATTGTAACCTTTCCATTTACTTTATTGTAAGTATCAACTTTTTCATATTTATACTTACCTTTATGAATTTTATTTGCTTTTTTAATAAATTCTTTAGTTGGGATTGTTCGTGTTATAGCACGTTTAATGGCACCGCATTGTTGGCAACCACGCCCCATTAAATGTTTTCTAACAGTTTGTCTAAATTTACCATGTATTGGACAAATAATATCAATGTAATCAGTCTGTCTATTAAATTCAACTAAAGAATAATCATATTTGTTATTATGTAATATATTTGCTCTTTTTATAAATTCATTATGTGTTAAGGCTTCCATATATATCTGAATAAAATTACTAAAACGTGAATTTAATGTTTTTAAATTATTTAACTGCTCTTTCTCTTTCCTACTTTTATCTCCACATAATTTACAACCATGTCCTTTTAAATGAGAAGATGGTCTTTGAGTAAAGTCCCCATGTTCATTACATGTTATTATTATAGGTGTATTAGCATTTATATAATTTGTTTTAGTGTAATTGTATTTATCTCCATGTATTTTTTTCGCAGAATCTATCCAAGTTTCAGTTGTGTAATCGTTACAGAATATTGATTGACAGTTACAACCATGTCCATCAAGATGACTATTAGGTAATTGTTCAAATTCTCTACCACAAGTATTACACTTTATTAATACCTTAGTTTTAGCATTAACGTAGTTAACCTTTGAATAATCATATTTATCAGCCCAAACTACCTTAGCTTCATTAATAAAATCTTCTGTGGTTTTTTTCTTTCTACCACCGATGTTATTAATAACTTCTTTGGTTTTAATATCATTCTTAATACCTTGTTTGCCTGCTGATTTCATTTCAATACCATATTCACTTAAAACATTTTTTATTTTAACTTTTCCAACATGAAATAATTCAGCAAGATATGTAACACCTTTATTTGATGAACTATATATGTTACATATTTCTTCCTTCTGCTCTTTTGATAATACTAATTTTACCATTCACCGTTTTTAAAATACAATGCAAAGATATAATATTTTTATGAGAAAATAGTATTTTGAACCATTTAATTTTTAACAATAAAAAAAGAGAGGAATAAATATTCCCCTCTTAATATGTTATAAAAACCTTTCGGCTTATCTAAACTCAGAAATAGGCCAGTGTACAAGTCCATCAACACGGATATGACCATAGTAACGGTTGTTAACCATCTTCTTAGCATAACGGGTCATGATACCCTTAACAGGTGCAAAGTTGAATGGGTTGAACATTGTAGGTGTCAATTGCATTGGTACATATGGTGCATAGATATAACCTGTATCAAGCATTGATTTACCCTTATGACCGATAATGATACTCCAGTGAGGTGCATATGGGTCACGATATACTTGGTAACGACCGCTTAGTGAACCGATACGTTCGATACCCATATTGTATTGGTCTGACTCAGCACTTGCATCTGAAACGTGGAAGTATTCAAGGTTATCAAACAATGCAGAGATTTCAGAAGAAACCACAATGAAGTTAGCACCACCACGAAGTGTAGACTTGTGAATTTGTGCAGAGATTTGATTAACCTTAGTCATCAACTCTTGGTTCCAGTCTTTTTGTGTGTAGTTGGTTGAGAATGCAGCCATACGTCTCCATCCGTTAACATCCCAACGTGCTTGCCAAGGTGCACCCTTACGAAGGTCACGAAGAATTTCACGGTCGATTTCAGCACCAATTTGTTCTGAAAGGATTGCAGTCAACTCAGCTTCAGCATCAATATTGTGGAATGCAGAAACGTCTTGTGCAAGTTCAGGAGACCAAGTAGCACGTAGTTTACGCTCTTCAACAGTTACTGTTACAGCATCAAGTTTAAATGATACTTCACCGATTTCTGTTTCAAGTTCAAGTGAATCATATTGTGCCCAAGCAATCTTGAACAATTTAGCAAATTCTTTTTGTGTAGCTTTAGCGTCACCCTTAGTTACTGCTGCATCAAGTTCATTAGCGTCAACACCAACATAACCATCGATAGTGCCTGATTGTTGAGCAACAGGTTTAGCAAGGTCAATTTCGATGTACATCTTACCTTCAGCATCACATGGTGAATTATATTCTACAATACCCTTACCATATTTTTGTGTAACAACACGGAAAGGAACTGATTCATATTTATCAAAAGCAGCAGTTTGAACTTGGCTACCTGCTGTAACAGGATTAGAAGCAATTGCCTTATTGGTAATAACCTTCAATGAAGCAAGGAAACCTTCAGTATCCATTTCATTTCCATCAGGACCAGTCATACGACCTGCGTTGAAAGCAGAGAAACCATCTACTTCAAGAATGATGTTACGAACAGTACCATCAAAACCGCTCTTCATGTAATCCTTAACGTTAGCACCATCAAATGGACGCATACCAGCAGGTGTGCGCAATACAGGAACAGCATTACCAACCTTCAATGTTACCTTACCCTTAGAGTTGTCATACAAGAAGTCGTTGTAGAACAAATCATAAAGACTCTTTTGGAAGTAAGCAGTTACTTCAGGACCTACTTGACGAATAGATGTTGCATTAAGACCAGCAGCTTCAGCAGCTGTTACAGCAGCGTCAAATGTAGGATATGTAGTGTTATTATTCAATACAGGAATTTCCCATTCGTTCTTCAAATCGTTGATAACTTCATCAGGAAGATGATAACGAGGTTCTACACGACCACCCTTATTACGGTTTGTACGGTCATAACCCATAAGTCCCTTATGGCTACCTGTAGTTCCGTCTACAATATCAGCAGGGTCTGGTGTACCTGCACCAGTAGGATACTCCCACTCTCTTTCAGATGTTACAGGCAAGATGAAGAACAATCTACCTGTAGGAAGGTTCATAGCTTGTACTGAAACGACATCATTAGCAAGCAATTTGCTAAATACACGTCTAATAATTGGGAATACTACAGTTTCGAATGAACCAGAGTTATCAGAAGAAGTTGCTTCATTAATAAGGTGTTTAGCCTCATTCTCATACAAAGTAGCAATATTTTCTTTAATTTGTCCGTAAAGTCCTTCTGTAAAACCTAATTGTTCCCAACGATTTTGGATATCTTCACGTATCTTTCTTTGCGCATTGAGTTCGATATTACCGACTGTTCCGCTAGTTAAAAATTCTCTCATTTCTTAAATGAATTAATAATAATTATTTAAATTAATTTTTTTAGTTTAAATCAGGATTTATAAATAAATATCAATTAAATCCCAAAAACTCTTAGCAGAGTTTGTGCATTAAATCAAGAGACTTCAAAATATCATCAGATTTATATATTTGTGTCTCATTGATTTGCTTAGAACTTACAGTATTTAACTCAGCAGATTCAGTAATATTCATTTTATTACTCTTCTTCAAAGTACGAGAAATACTTTCATATAAGTTCTTAGATTGTTCAACAGTTTTTGCCTCTTTACCAAATCTTGCAATGATTTCCTTTTTCTCATCTTGTGATGTAGTATTTTCGGTAATCAATTTAATGATTTGACCAAGGTTAACATTTGTAACCGCAGCTTCTTGAAGAACATTTTTGAATTGTACGAGGGTCTTTTTCAACTCTGTATTTTCCTTAAATATCTTCTGTGCTTTACGGAAAATGCTTTCATTTGTCATTTCTTTACGCTCTGTCTCTTGGCTATAACGTGGTACCACTGTACCCTTACCAGAGTTTCTAGCACGTCTTCCGCTTGAGTTAGGTACGTGAGATTTTGTTGTAGAATTTTGTTGAACGAATCCTCCAACGTTTGTTCCTTCTTCAATGTCATCAGCATAAACCTCAAAAATAATACTGTCATCAGATTTATTTTTTTCAGTATTAAATGGTTGGTTTTCTTGTTTGCTACCTGTTTTACCTGACCAACGCTTCTCTCCACCTCTTTTTCTTAAGCCTTTAGAACCCCAATCACGTGAATCTTTATCATCTGTAACAGGGAGACCTTTAGTGTCAAGAACATCATTCTTCTGATAATTATCGGTATACCCAACGTTTGAGTCATTTTCATCTAGTGTTGAATTACCCACTCTTTCCTTTGACTCTTCAACTTTTGTGTCATCATTAAGGGTTGAAATTTCTGTCTCTTCCTTATCACCTTCGCCAAGGTCAACAAGATATTCAGAATTTGTTTCATTGTCCTTAATGTTTAATTTGTTTTCTCCATCTTTAACAACCAATAGTTGGTCGTCATCTTTTAGGAGCTTGTAAACTTTTATAGCAGCCTCTTCATCTGCATCGGAGAAGTCGTATTCGTTATCTCCAATTTTAAATTGTTCAAATGATGACCATTCATCCTCATCTCCTTCATCACCTGACTCTTTGGTTGTAACAATAGTAGTTTCAGTTTCACTATCATCATTGTTTTCACCATCAGCTTCAGAAGAACTTTCATCGTCCTCTGTAGATAGGATATCTTCACTATCTTCAAGGTTTGTATCATCTGTCTCTGGATTTTCTACATCTTTCACTTCATCTTCCTCATAGTCTTCATCCTCTGCAAGGATTTTAGCATATGTTTCACGAACAGTTTCAGATAGAATATCCATAACTGCATTTTTCGTATTTTCTTTAAGAGATTGTGAAAGTGCGTTATAACTCTCCAAAGAATCTTTTACAGATTTGCTTCTAATGTTATTAGCTTTATTCATTATTTCAAAACGAAATTAATATGTTATTTCTTATTTTTCTTTAATATAAACCGTTATAGGTCGTATAATAAAAGCAAAATATGCTATTAAATTTGCATTTCTTGTTTTATTATAAATATATCATTTTTCTGAAAAAGTTATGATTATCATAGCTTTCAACGTATAATGATTATTTTTCTATAAATATTTGTGTTATTTAAAATATGTAGAAATATTTATTGTTAAATATCTAATAGATTATTATGGCAAATAAAACTGAATTGGTAGAAATAAAAAGTGGGAAAACTGGAACAGGACTTCTCATTGAACAAGATGGTTATGTCTCATTAAAAAATAACCCAAACTTAGAACAATTAAAAGAAGATGTTAACAATAAAGAGTGGCATTGTCCATATCCTTTTATTGTTAGTGCTGTATTCCAAAAATTTGACATTAAAAATGCCAATGGTAGAATATACCCTAAAAATGTATTAATGAAACAAGTAGAGGTATATCAAAAGAAAATTGAAGAACGCAGAGCATATGGGGAATGTAATCACCCAAGTGAATCTACAATAGACTTAGGAAGAATATCTCATAATATTTTAGAATTACATTGGGAGGGAAATACCCTTGTCGGTGAAATGGAAATTAATATTACAGAGGGATTTAGACGAATGGGTATATGTTCGTCTTATGGTGATACAATAGCTAATATGTTATTAAATGGATACAAATTAGGTGTTTCTTCACGTGGTGTTGGTTCAGTTGAACAAAAAATGGGACAATATATTGTAGGAGATGATTTTGAACTTATTTGTTGGGATATTGTATCAGACCCATCAACACCTATGGCTTACATATCAACAAATGGAAGAGAGGGATTAGAAACGTATATAGAAAATAAAGAAAACAAAAATAAAAATATTATTTCCGAAAAAATAAGTCAAATAAATAAAATATTATCTGAGTAATATACTAAAATAAAAAAGCAAGGCATTTTAACCTTGCTTTTTTATTATTATGAATTTTCTATATTATAATCATCATCTTCTTCATTTTCTTCAGAATCAAATGGTTCATAATTATTATTAATTTCATCATCCCCAATTTCTTCATTAAGATATCTAACAAGACTGTTTTTTACGATATTGCTAATATCACTTTCTGTTAATCTTATAATCTTCTTCATGTTTATTTTGTTTTTGTGACAGAAAATTCGTTTTCAAAAAGTTTATCTACAAAAACGTCTGAAGCATGTCCTACGCATTCAGTAATATCATCTGAAAGTTCCTTTAATGAATAATTACCTGTCTGTTTCATAAACACATCAAACGAAAGAAACTTCTTTTTATTTTTCTGTAAAGCTTCAGGGTTTATGTCAAAATCATAAACCATATTCCGTTCAAATTTACCTGTTGAATGAAGTTTTGAATTAAGGTCTTTCTTATATTGTGATATTAATAGTTTAAACACACTTTCGTAATCCCCATCATATAATGGTTCAATCCAAGCACGTCCATTTATGTAAATAATTTTTGGGTCTTCTCTGTTTATGCTACCATATTTTAGTTCTAAATTTCTAGATACATTCAACTTATATTCTTTTTGTAATTTCTTCATTAAATTAAAATTAATAAATAGCAATTATTATTAATGCAAATATACAAAAAAATTACATATTAATAAAATAAAAATTGATTATTCTTTATCTGTCAATACGTCTTGTATTTTTATGAATTTTAATATATTAGAAACTAATTCATCCTTATTGTATTTGGTGTTATTAACTTCATTTTTAATGTGTTCAAAAGAATCTTTATCTCCATCATCTTCAGTATCAGAAATAACTTCGTTTATTTTATCAAGACACTTCTTTTTGAATTCATTAAATTTTGCTTCTTTTTCTACTTCTGAACCATTTTCATTTATATCTACAATTTCCATTACAGCAGATACCTCTTCATCATTTAATTCTTCACGTAGTTTATTCTCAAACGTATCTAAATCATCAGTAATGTTTTTATCCGAATCGTTTTCACATATAACATGATTCTTTTTTATAAACTCTGAAATGTTATTTTCACATACCGCTAACTTATTGATATTATTGAGTGATTTCTTTGTGGTAAGAAGAGTATTACAATCCTCAAAAAACATTTTTGTTTCTTTTGATATAGATTCAGAATGGTAAATATTACTATCTTTAATAATTTTAGATAACTTACTATTTGATTCTTTGATTGTCTTTTTATCAATAGTTTCCTCTGCAAGTGTTAAAGCAGTTTTTACAAACTCATTAGACTCTACTAAACCATTATAATTTTTTAGAGCATTGTAAAACTTAAATTGTGATGATAGATTTTTATCCTCTTTAATGGTTTTAATTACCTTTGAAATTACTTTTTTATTAGATTTAAATAATTTAGGTAGTGCATCTTCAAATATAAGATTTATAATACCAAAATTGTTACTATTAGCTTCAGCTAAAAATGCTTCTTGTTTTTCCCATTCTTTAACTGTATCTTCCAATAAACCTAAAGCGTGTTTATAGGTTGTAAAGTCCTTGTTTGCTAAAGAGTGACTAATTATGTTAGCATACTCTTGTGCTTCCACAATATAATTCTTATTTTTCATATTTTTAATTAAACGTTTAATTCTAATCTTAATATTATAAAAACAAACTTTATTATAAATTTAATGTTTATAATAAATAGTTTTTATATCATAAAACAAAAGGTTGAAACAATACTGTTTCAACCTTTCATATATATTAGTTTATTTTTCTTTTATTATAGATTCTAACGAATTTATCATATTACTAAAATCCTCATTTATTAAAAGTGATTTATCATAGACATCAGTTCTATCTATTGATATTTCATTCTTACGTTTGTTACTTTCATCAAACCTATTGATATAACTTTCAAAAAGTTTATCGGCAATATCTTTCTTGTGAAGATTTCTTGTATCATTTTTACCTTCTGTGATTAAAGGTTTATTCTTCTTAAATGACTCCATTGGTTGACCGTTATCAGGTGTTTCATTGGGTGTTTCATTATTCATATCCCCCATTGGCATAGAACCTTCCTCACCGCCAAGGTCTCCACCTTCATTGCTATCTAAACCATCAAGACCTGAACCGAAGTCACCTCCACCGCCAAGGTCTCCACCACCAAAGTTTCCACCTCCGCCAATATCGTTATTTCCTCCCATTTGTCCTTGGTCATCAACATAATCAGCACCTGGTTCACCATAAATTCTGTCAACTGTATCAAATAACCCAGTACGCTTAATAATTTGTGTTGTTTTTTCCAATTCAGCAGAAATACCACGTTCAAGACGTATTTCTTCAAGATTTTCTTTAATCTCTTTATCAGACCATTTCATAATATGTTTCAATGCTCTTGTTTGAGACATTACTGGAATACCATTTCCTGGGTCTGAAATCGCATCTCTAACTGTTGTAATCTTCTTACTTATATTTTCTATTTCCAAAGATTCAGCTTGAGTTGATGGATTATTCATTGTAAGTGAAAAATTGGTAAGGTCATCACTAAATCCTAATATGAATAAATGTATTGAAGCTATCTTTGTTAATTCCATTAAAAAAGCTTGCTGTATTCTATTTACTGTTCTTGTAAAACGAATATCCATTAATGCAAGGTTTTTTCCGTCACCTGTTGTTTCTTCAAAATTTAAAAATGCTTTTGGTATTCTTAAAGCTGTCAAAACTTTATTTTGTACAAACTTAATATCATCCATAGCAGTTAAGTTTTGTGCTGAAGATAATGTATCAATAGGTGTAGGTGCGTTAGGGTCTCTTACAGGTATAAAGATGTCTTGGTCAACACAGTTACTAACAAAACATCCATTGTCACTCCATGTTTTATCTTGATTAATAGAACGAATTGCGAAGTTATGTCTATCTTCTTCTCCGTTAGAACCTTGAACTGTCATACAGTAAACGTCTGTACCATCTACCACTTCAATAAATTTTATATAACGTGTTTTATAGTCATTATACAAATTAATTTCGGTATCAGTATTTTCATCACTAATGTTTAACTCTTTATAAGTATTTGTATATAAATCATATACTTTATACTTATTATCAATCTCTTCATTTACATTTCGATAAAAAGGTACAACTTTTTCACCTATACCAACTTCATCTGCTCTCTTTTTAGAACCATCACTCATAATAAGTTCGTGTTCAGGTGCTAAATCAAAATAGGTATTATCATCTAATGTTATACGATATAATTTTTCAGCTGTATAGTTCTTACCACACCAAACTACTTTACCTGGAACTAACTTATGTGTCTTATCTTGCACTGAATACACATAATTAACCTTACCATCTTCATATTCTTTAGCTAAGTTTTCAATCGTAATAGTACGTCCGTCAATCAATGGAATAGGTGTATCTTTATGGACTGGAAGAATGTTTTTTCTTAAATCCACTTGTCCTGTCATCGGGTCAATAATAGGTGCTCTCTTAAAATTGTTAGCAATATCATCTATATATGCAGGTACGTCCGCATCATCAATAGCACCAACAAATATCTTATAAATACGTCTTTCAATTGAACGTTCCAAACGGTAAATAAGCATCATATCTTCCATCAAACTAAGCATTCTCCAATGTCTTCTTGCAGAATTTAAGAAAGAAACACCATATGGTAGATACATTGAATTTGTTAAAAGTCTAAAATGTGCAATTTGCCAATCTCTAAATGGTATATGTGAATCTTTTGAATTTAACCATACAAACTTAGTTGACATATCTTCATCTGAAACGTTGTTGTCTGTAGATACAGAAGCATAAGGATTTGTAATACCATTTTCGACACGTTCTACCTCAAAAACAGGTAGACGTTTCCATCCTTTAACACCAAGTTTTCTATCAATATCCAATAGCATAAACTCATTTCCATATTTACATAGACCACGCATAACCATTTGTCCTGACATCTGAAGAATTAATCTATTTGTGAATAAATCTTCAAGAATACTTTTTACTCTATCAGAATTTGAATAGACATTCACTATATTACCATTATCAGATGGAAGACAACTTTCTTCTGAAGTAATATCTAATGCTGCACCAACTTCAGGGAATGAATCCATTAATTCAACATCCCTATACATTAATTTAATATTATTTAAACCATAAAAAGCAGATAAAGATAAATCATTATTGGCTCTAACCCATCTATCTTTTATAAGTCTATCTTGTTGTAACTCTAATTTTGTTTGTTCGTATTTATCTTTATCAGTGGTTTGGTATATAATACTATTATCACCACTCATGTCATAATTATTGACACGTTGTGCAAAGGTATCATCTGTACTCCAATTACCTGTAATTGCTTTATCTAAAGCTTGAAATACGGTTAATTTTTTAGACATATTATATTCTTTATAAAACGTTTTATTAATAAATAATAATGATATTAAGTAGTGAATAAATACTTATGAATATTTATCTCATACTACCAAATACCCACAAGAAATTTCCACCTATATTTCTTTTTCTTTGATTTTGTGGTACACCGATATTATTAGGTAAACCCGTTCTTGGTGAAATAGAAGTTCCACTGTTATAATGAGTACTATATGTACTTATACTTCCAGACATTCTATAAGCCTTTAGAATTACTTCATCTTTTTTCTTCGCTGCTTCAATTTTACTTAAAGAGAATTGCATAATAAAGAGAGCCATAGCTAAGCATGTTATAGTATCATCATGAGAACCATTCATATGGTCCATACGTCCATTCTCTCCTTTAAAAATCCAAGTATCTAATTCATTTATTACTCTTACAGAACGTATCTTAAATTCATTATTTCTAACTAAACCAGCAAAGTTAGATAGAACAGGGTATCTATTTCCTTGAAAATGGAAACCTGGAAGTCTATCTGTATTTCTACTTTCAGCAAATCCTTGACTTTGCATCGTATATGTTTTTTGAGATGAATCATCATAATGAAGATTTTTATAACCCAAATTAAGCATAGTTAGAATAACAGCATCTCCCTGTCCTCCAGTGCAATCTACAACAACATAGGCGTTATTGTATTGTTGTGCATAATAAACAGCCATAGAACCAATATCGTCTCCAAGACGCTTTCCTACATACTCCATTACTTGTTCGATAATAGGCATTCCGTTTTCATCTCTTCCATCCATATCAATAACTTCTATAGCAGTTCTATCTGAAGATACACCTCTAGATGGGTCAATTCCCATAATATATCTGTGCCCATGTATTGGTGGCTTCCAATACCATGTATCATCCACCATTGGGTCTTTTAAGTCTTCCAATGGGTCTCTAACATTTAATTTACTTTGTTTTTCAACAAATTCAGAAGCTACAACGTTATTAGCAGAACCCAAGAAAGAAACATCAAGTTCTTGCGCTATCTTCATTGTATCATTGTTGAATGACTGACACATTGTTTCATACCATGGAGATGTAGGTGACCAACCATCTTGTTCAAGTTTTCTCCACCTTGCTTCATTGTATTCAATATCACCGTTTTCAGATAATGTTTCTTCAACAATCCATTGTTTTTCTCCTGTGACAGGGTCTTTTTTGTACCATTTTAAGAAACGGTTATATCTTAAATCTTGATACCATTTAAATTCTACAGCATTATAGTTATTTTCATGACTTAATGCTTGTCTATATGTATTATAGTATAGTTCGTCTTTACCGTTTGGTGTAGACACCATAATAATTTTAGCCTTATCACCATAAGATGATGTAGCAGCAACAGCAGATGAATAAACAGCTGTACCATTTTCTATAAAGGCTGCCTCGTCAAAAATTAGAATAGAGACAGCAGAAATACCACGTGCAGCGTTTTCACCAGATGACCTTGCATATACTGCACAGCCATTAAATAATTGTAACTCTGATTTACTATTTTTTATGAATATATCTTTTTTATTCTTTTCAGACTTTGGGTCTGGTGAATAATAATCAGGTCCCCAGTACCATCGTGGTACTTGTAATAAAAATTCCCTTATTTTAGTAACTAATTGATTAGCCAAATCTAATTTGTTACCAATACATAAAATAGTTTCAGGTTTAGATTCATCGGCTAATGCAATCTGCGCACAAATCCAAGCAGATGATACAGTAGTAATACCTGCTTGTCTGTGTTTAATGGCTATTGAAGCCTTATTTTCAGCAAGACTTCTCATGAAAGCCTTCTGTCTTGGGAATAATAAGAATTGTGATTTCTTACCAACATTAGCATTAAATGTTGATAGATATTTCTCTACAAAATAAATTCTTGACTTATCTGCGTAACTAAGTGCATATTCCTCTGCGAGTGTTTGTTCGTTGTACATAATTTAATTACTTTCAACTACTTCTGTGTCTTCTAAATTAAAAGCATCTAATTCAGCAGCTGAAAAATAACTGTCGTTTATAACAGTTTTGTCTATATCATTTTTTTCTAAGTTATTATTAAAATTGTTATAAGCTTCATTATTTTGAATGTTTGTAATTATATCTTGAATGATATTTTCACCCTTAGTTGTTTGTCCAAAAATTTCTTTAAGGTTTTCATTAAAGGAATTAACATCCATCTCACTTACCAATTTTAATAAATATGGCATTACATCAGAAAGTTCATTATTTATGTTTTTTATTAGTAAATCCCACATGCCAACACCCAATCTCATATCCCAAGGTTCAGCCATAATGAAATCAGATTTATTGATTATATACATAGCCTTTTCTCTATCATGTGGTAGACCATAAGAAGTAGCTAATTCTAATACGCCTCTAATAGCTTCTCTATATAAAAATGGAAATATTAATCCTTGGACGTCAATAGTACTTCTTTCATTTTTTGAATTCAATCGTACTGACACATAAGAACCTAAATTTTTAGAATCTTCGTATATTACTTCTTTATTAAGGAATAATAGATATTCTGTTAAATCAATTACTTCTTTATATAAAAAATAGAGTTCGGGATTTAAATCATTTAATTCATCAATGAAATTATTCTGATTTTCTATAAGACGAGTTGATGCACCTTGTATTAAAGAATTTATAACCCTTCGTTTTGCTATTTCCTTATTAGTTAATAAAATAGATGAAATACTATCAAACGTATAACCACTCTTTTCATCTTCCTCAGGAAGTATCCTAATGTTATAGCCTGAAACTTTATCAACCAATCTAAAACTAAAATTTATCATGTTTTTTGGTATTGCAAATAACCGATAAATAGCATTTTCAGCTAAAGCCTCTAATTGTGGTTTAATAGGTTTTTCTAAACGTTTTACTTCTGAGAGTAATTTTGATAATTTTGTATTTAGGAAGTCTTTATCCATTGACTCATAATCGTAAGCCTCAATATTTCTTTTAACTTCCAAAAAACGTTTTTTAGTGATTACATAATCAAAAGGAAATCCATTATCAGGTGGAAAAACATCATTATTACCTAAAGATGTTGTATGAGTCTTTAGTTTATTAAAAATAAATTTAGGTAATATAACCTTTTCATTATTTTTGATATTATTCAATATCCCCTCTGTTATATGTATGATTTTCATTATAAACTTCTTAATAGTGTATTTAATTCTCGTTTTGTAAGCGGTATAGCATTTTTTCTCATTTCAACTAATTTTTCATTACGTTGTTTTGAAGCTAACTGCAAACTACCTGTATTAGGTCTTGAACCTTTAGGTGTAACTACAGTATTTACTTGTGCATTTTTACCGTTATAAGCAACAATATTTGCATCTTTCATATTAGGGTTTTTTGTTGCATCGGTAATTTTCTTCACAGCATTAGCTTTATCAGAAACATCAACAACGATTTGTTGTCCTTCGCCTGTGTTATCACTTTTTTGACCGTCTACTTGTCCAGGTTGAAAAGTTACATCGTTTACGTTTTGGTTTTGGCTTAATATTTTATTTGCATTATTAACAGCATCACTTGGATTTTTAACTGTTTGATTAAGAGAAGCACTAACACCACCATTATTTGTAACTTCCATTATATCTCTTTTTGTGTATAAATTACATTCACAAAGTTTTTTATTACGCTTAATGTATATTTTCATAATACTATAATTTCTTTCTTATAAATATTTTATAAAATAAAAAGGGAGGTAAATTTACCTCCCTTGTTTTAATAGTGATGTTTCTTAAAAAGGCGAAACAAATGGGTTATTATCATATTTTTTATATTCATTATCTAATTTTTTTTCTGACCTATCTTCCACAGACTTGTCTTCATCATTTTTTGTCATATTAAACACCTCATCTATAACCTTATTTACAATAGTTCTAATACTAGATTCATTTTGTAAAGAATCATCAGAAGTTTTATCATCTTCATCAGACTTATTTTCTTCATCATCATCTTCTTTAGAATCTTTTCCTATCATTTTGTCAGCCCATTTATCAACATCACTTTGACCAACATTATCATTCTTACCTATAGCAGAAGAAATCATGCCCATAACATAGTTAACTGTTTCTTCATTTGAGTCAGGTAAAATGTAACTTAAATCACCACTAGCCTTTTGTGCTTTATTATCAACACCATTAGTTGGTGGTTCTTCATTGTTATCCTGTTCGTTATTATCATCATCCATATTCGAATCATCAAATTCCTGACCTTGTGGTATACCCTGATTTATACCACTACCCATAAAATCTTGATTTGAAAAATGGTCCATTTCAGGTAAGCTATCGCTTGTCTTATTAACAGGTAATTTAAGCTTTGTTGGTCTACCTTCTGTTATACTTTTTTTTTATTTAAAAGTCCACTTCGTTTGATTGCTTCAGTAATTGCTGCTTCTAATGTTTTAGCATCAATTTCAAATGGAGCACCATCACCTACTTCTTGTCCAAATGGTTCCTCTCCCTCAACACTATCATCATTCATATCATGATAACCATCAAGTTCTTTATGTTTGTTGGTTGGAACTGTCATAGGTGTTTTTTGATAAGCTGGATGTTTACCAAACTCATTCTCATTTTCTTTCAAGTGACCATACTTTTTCTTAAAGTTTTTAGATTCAAATACTTGAACATTGTCATAGTTACGTGACTCCATCTTCATATCATCATCTTCAACGTCATCTTCATCACCCTCTTCAGTTTCATCATCACCATACAAATCTTCATCATCTTCATAATCTTCAGTATCAATATCATCTATATCAATACCTAATTTACTTGCGATTTGTGTAAGCATGTCTTCCATGTTTTCAACACGCATTGTAAGGTCATCAGCATCAAAAGGTTCTCCTTCATCCTCGTCATCCTCATCTTCAGTTGTTTCACCATCTAAATCATCAAGACCATTTCCAAACTCACCGTCATCATCATCTTCAACTGTTTCAAGTTCTACTTCATCTTCAACTGCTTCAGGTTCTAAGTTATCATCTTCCTCTCCCTCTACATCGTCATCATCTTCTGAAGTGTTAGAATTAAAAATATCATCAATATTTTCCTCAACAACAGTTTCTTCAAATGGACTAGAATCACCAACTTCAGTGTCAGTTTCATTATCTACATAGTCATCATTCATTGTCTCGTTAGCATCACCACCCTTTTCGTGCCATGCTAAAGGTTCCGCATTTTCCTTAATATCTTCATGCTCATTCGCCTTTTTAGCATTTCCTCTTTCAGGATTCTTTTTGGTGAAACTATTTAAAGGATTAACATCTTTTAGATTTTCAAATCCTTCAATATTTTTAGATTTTGATGGGTCTTCACACTTACAATTAGCTGAACCACAAGCACAACATGATTTTGGGGTTTGTTCTTTACGTTCAGAAATACGTGCTGCGTTTTCCATGATTTGGCGTTCACGCATAATTTCTTTACGCATTTTTTCAGTAGCTTCGATTGATAAATTTTCTTTAGTGTTTGGATTCCAAGATTCAACAACAATATTTTTACCATTAGAATATGCTTCATTAATAGAACGAATCTTTAAGTCGAAGTTCTTCTGCGCCATAGCAAAACTTGAATATTCATAATCTTTTCTATTTTTAAAACCACCAATATAATTGAAATCCTCTTTCACTAAAGACTTCTTATTTTCAGCTGTTTCAATATAGTATTTTGCCCCTTCACGAACAATACCATACACTTTACCATCAGCAGCAAGTTTATGGTGTTCAACGCTTGAATATTGAGGGGTCTTAGATTCTGTCTGTAGACCGTAACCCATCAAACTTTTCATTCGACTTATTTGGTCTTGGACATTAACTTTCTTATCCATAATTAATATATTAATATTGTTACTTATTTATTATAAATATTATTATCTATTGAAAAATAAGGTGTTACAGAGTTATTATACAACATCATCATTGGTACCACCCATATTATCTTTTCCTCTTGTGTCAAATTGTGCACTAAAAATACGTCTTGTAAATTTATCCAACGCTCTAATGTAAACAGTAGTACCTTCTTCCATTGTTGTTGGGTCGAATTCTAAACAAAGTGCATAATTATAACCTATTAAATTTGATAACTGATTGATATTATATACTTTGTAAAGTTTTCCGTTTTCTCTACTTGTCATTAAAATTCCATTATTCATAATAAATGACTTTAAAGTATCACGTTCCATCTTCCATCTTTTCTCAAATGGATTATGTTCAGCACTACCGTCAGCAACAACTTCTTCATTTAATGACTCATTAATTGAATTCAGTTTATCATATAAATAATTTGATAAATTTCTCAATATTTCAAGATGACCAGTACGCCTTAAAACCTTATATACAATATTATCAATTGAAATGTCACCATCCTTTTCCAAACCCTCTTTACGTTTTTCTTGTAAAGAACTAAGTAACTCTGTTACTTCATCATTTATAACACCTAATATATGTAAATCTTCTGTTTTATAGGCTAAGTTATAAAGATGATTAATATTGTTAATAATATCAACTGACTTATCTTTGATAATATACTTATCTAAGTTTATACCCGTAAACTCTTTTTTTGTTGGTTCTGATATCCACGTATTATCTTCTAAATCGTAAATACCATTAGATTTTGTATTTGCATCTACATCTTCCACATACACTTCAACTTTATGTTTTAATATCAATAAGTTTTCGTGTTGTGTATTCCACATGTTTTTTGCATTATTAAAGAATTCCTGTACAAAATCTTTATCTTTATGTATTTTCTTAAAATCAACAACAATATGTAGGTCTATATCAGAATATTTAGACCAATCATACCCACAAATAGAACCTGTAAGAATAATACCTTTTGGTTTAATGTTATCTAAATTTAAAGATTTCCAAAAATCATCTGCAATATCGAGTAAACGTAATCGTATCTTTGATTTTAGACTATTATCTTTCCAAAAAAATGGATAAAGCTTTTCTTTTACCCTGAAAGATTTGAGTCTTATATTATCTACTTTAATAGGTCTTGTTTTCTTTTTTTCATATACAACATTACCATACTCTAAACCATTTGGAACATTTAGTTCGTATTTGTCTAGAGATGCAAAATCTTTATTTTTTTGTAACATTGGAATTATTTTTTCTGAAATGAAAACAGTCTTACCCATATTATACTCTTTGTACTTCCTCTTTTGTAATGTTACCAGTAGGTGCTTCAGTTATTTTAGTACCACGTCCACATGTTTGTACTAATAAATCAGGTTGTAGGGTATCTTCTTGAATGAATAATTTTCCATCAACGTCTTTATTAGCCTTTATGTTCTTTTCAGTATCATATTCAGCACCACATTGCCAAGATAATGGTACAAAATGATTTGGTTCATTATATCCGTAGCCTTTATATTCCTTTTCTAACATAATTCTTTTTCTTTATAAATAGCTTGCTACATAAAAAAAGCACCACTTTTAGTGATGCTTATTTTTCTATATATAATATATTATTACTTCTAATAATAATTTATCCGACACTTAATTGAAATTTAATTGGAGGGTCTGGTGTATAATTACATATTTCAAAATCCTCATATTTAAACTCTGACATTGTTTTAGCCTTTTTTATTAAATGAAGATATGGTAATGTATCACAACCTTTTCTATTCAATTGTTCTTTAACTTGTTCTATTTGGTTTTCATAAATATGACAGTCTCCACCAACGTAAATAAGTTCACCAACTTCCATATTACAAACATTAGCAAACATATGTGTTAATAATGCAGCTGAACAGATATTGTAAGGACACCCTAATGGTAAATCATTACTTCTAATATTCATCATACAACTTAATTTGTATTTTGGAACATTAGCTTCATCTAATTCTTTTTGTGATATGTTATTATTATTATCATTATTAGCTATAGTCTTTATGTACAAATCAATACGTTCACCTAATGTAAGTTCCTTAGTAAAGAATTGATACATAATATGACAAGGGTACAAAGCAGCATTATCAACAGTATCAGGGTCATAGCAAGTTAATATGATACGTCTTGAAGATGGGTCGGTTTTTAATAAACTAACAATATTAGATATTTGGTCTTTTTCAGTGGAACCAAACTTTCTCCAATTCTTACCATACATGGCACCAAGGTCACCATATCTATATTCTGTTTCTATTTTCTTTCCATTATCATTATGCACTACTCTGATTTTATCACCTTGCTTTACCTTTTCAATAAATTCCTCTTTTGTGATTCCTGATAAAACATTATAACCCATTTGGACCATTCGGTTATCCATATACATGTCATTTTTCAATGCAATGTCATTATAATAACGGAAAGCATCATCATTCCAAATATTAACACCATTATCAACAAGATATTTAATATTTGTTGAACCTGATAAAAACCATAAAAGTTCGTGAATAATACCTTTGGTGTGAACTTTTTTAGTTGTTAATAATGGTAACCCTTCACTTAAATCAAAACGCATCATTCTTCCAAAAACGGATTTAACAGAACCACTGCGTGTCATTCTTAAATCACCATTATCTAACACATCACGTAATAAATCTAAATACTGCTTATCTACACTATTCATAATATTTTTTTAAAAAATTATTAATCCACATTAAACTATTAACTTCATCAGAATTTAAAGATATTGGGTCAAAATTTGATGGGAAGTCATTTTCACCTACTGTTGATAGTAATTTAGTAATTATATTATTAAGAGCATCCCCATGCATTCTATAAACTTCATTACTTATTACATCCTTATCTTCCTTTTTAACCTCATTATCAATGACAGGTGTGTTATCAGTTGTAGGGTTATTCACAACAGAATTAACATATTGTAGTATGTTATTGTTATTGGCTATAAATTCACCCTTACCTAATACATGCTTATGACAAAAAGGAGAATCGTTGTTTTTAATCAATGTCAACCATTCAAACCATTTAATATCTATAATCCTTATTTCATCCATTGATAAATGCTTGGAAATAAAATTTTCTATAAATTCAGTTCTCCTTGTATCTTCAGGATAAAATAAATCATAATGTATTTCTCTATTCTCTAATTCATTTAATACAATATTATTAGATGTTATAAATATAATATCATATTCATCAATATTTGATGTAATAAAGTCAACATAATTATTAGGAAAGTTATCATCTTCAAAGTCTGAAACTTTCATATTGATAATCTTTAATCTTCCGTTAAATTGATTATCTGCAAAACTTCTACCACATCCAGGAAATGAACTAACAATAATACCCATTATAAAATCATTTTAGTTTTAATACCAACTACATTTAAAATATCATTAACCAAGTTAAATGTGTCTTCATCTAATTGTTTTGATAGTTCAAACACAATCTCGTCACTCTTATTCTTAACTTTAAAGTTATTTGTATTATCAAGAAAAGTTCCATCATTAGTACGAAACATATATTCCTCATTAATTGTTTCGATATTTGCCTTTTCTAATTTAGAAAATTCATAACCCTTCTTTATAATATGTGTATTTAGGGTTTTACCTTGTGATTCACTATCTCTAAACATGAGATAATCCCTAACATCAACATTTCGATATTCATATTGTCCACCATTAGAAAATACAACTCTTAATGTTTTAAGTTCACCCTCTTTATCCACACATTCAGAATAAAGAATATTAGAACTCTTATACCATGTCTTATCTACATCATTAGAGTATACATTAAATAATTTACTCATATACTATTATTTTTCTGCAAAGATACATATTTTTACTTACCAAACCAATTATTTCGTTAATAAATAAACACTCTAAATGTGTAATAACATTGAATATTATATATATAGTTTTATTTTTTATTTAAAATAACAAAATTAATGAATGAAAATAATAACCAATATACTGATGAACTTTTAAATGTTATATCATACTTAACAAACGAAGTTCCTACTGTATATGATACAAATATATTAAAACCTGAACACCTTATACTTGGTTTTTTAGACAATAATAAGACTTATGCAAGATTAATCCTTGAAAATTATATGACAGCAGAAAATTTCAAGGATTTACATACAATATTTGATGAAATATTATTGAAAGAAAATACTAATAATGATGGTTTTATCTCTAATAATGATAAAACAACACTATCTTTCGATTGTTGCTTAAATGACATTTTTGACCTTGCAGAAGAGGAAGCTAAAAAAACAAATTCAAAACAAATCGGTTCAGAACACATCTTATTGAGTATTTTAAACCCTAAGTTAGAACTAAAAGTTGGGAAAATATTAAACTCATTAGGACTAAATTATGAATTTCTATTAGAAAAATGTATGATAAAACAACCTAATAAAATAAAAGAAAAGGGAAAGAACGAAAAACCTTTACATAATAATATGAATGAGATACCTTTAAAGGATGAAATTAAAAGAAAACAAAGTATTGGGAAAAGTGAATTTATTGAACAATATACAATCAACATCAGCAATCTTGCAAAAAAGGGTAAGATTGATGACCTTATTGGGAGGGAAAAAGAATTAAAAGAAATTATACAAGTACTTGCAAGACGTAGAAAAAATAACGTTATTTTAGTAGGTAAAGGTGGTGTTGGTAAAACATCAATAGTTAAAGGACTTGCTAAAATGATTGTTGATGAAAAAGTACCACAATTCTTAGAGGGTAAAGAAGTTATAATGTTAAACATAATGTCATTGGTTTCAGGAACAAGCCTTAGAGGTATGTTTGAGGAACGTGTTAAAGGTTTATTTGACGAACTTGAACATAATGACAAATATATACTCTTTATAGACAACATGCAAAGTGTTTTAAAAAGTAGTAGTAAAGAAAGAGATACTGATATATCTGATAAGATTGGTAATATACTTGAAGATGGTAATATACGAGTAATAGGAGCAATAAACTTTAAAGATTATAGAAATTGCATCGAAAAAGATAATCAATTATCAAGTAAATTACAAAAAATTATTATCGAACCAAGTACTATTGATGAATCTATTAATATTCTTAATGTAAGTAAAACACATTATGAATCTTATCACAAAGTAAAATATAGTGAAGATGTTATAAAGAAAACAGTTCTTCTTGCTGAAAAATATATTAATGATAGATGTCTACCAGATTCAGCTTTTGATATAATTGACCTAGCAGGAGCATCTAAGTCAATAGAAACAAATCACTACCCCGATAATATTATAAAATCAAAGCGTAGATTAAATCAAATTAATAATGAAAAGTCTACATTAATGACAAGTGGGCAATGGGAGAAAGTTGAAGAGTTTATAAAGGAAGAAAATGCCATTAAAAAAACTATTGCTGATTATGATAGGAAATTGAAAAAAAATGGCACACAAGTACATGAAGTAACTGAAAATGATATAATGCTTGTTCTATCTGACTTAACAGGTGTGCCTATGTCAAAACTTTCTACAAACGAGAAAGCTAAAATAGCAGATATTAATAATATTTTGAAAAAGAATATTATTGGACAAGATGAAGCCATTAATACTATTTCAAAAGTCATAAAAAGAAATAGAATTGGTCTTGGAGATAAAACAAAAACAATGGGAAATATATTAATGGCAGGGTCAACAGGATGTGGAAAAACGTTAATAGCTAAAAAGATAGCTGAAGAAGTTTTCGGTGATGAGAGAGCACTAATACGTATCGATATGTCAGAGTACTCAGAAAAAAACTCAATAGCTAAACTAACAGGTGCTGCACCTGGATATATTGGTTATGATAATGGAGGACAACTAACAGAAGCCATTAAAAATAAACAACACTGTGTACTTCTTCTTGATGAAATCGAAAAAGCAGATAACGAAGTTTATAATATATTCTTACAACTCTTTGATGACGGTAGATTAACAGATTCTTCAGGACAAGTAGTTAACTTTAAAAATGTTATTGTTCTAATGACATCAAATGTTGGTGCAAAACAAGCCTCTGAACTTGGAAAAGGTATTGGATTTGTAACTGATAGTGAAGCAAACAAAAAGAACATTATTGAAAAAGAAATTAGAAAAAAGTTTACACCTGAATTTATAAATCGAATTGACCAAATTGTATATTTTAATACTTTGACAGATGAAAATTTAAGAAGTATTGTGGAATTGGAACTTAATAAATTCTCAAAACGAGTTCAAAACATTGGATACAATATTACATACACAGAAAATGTTGTTAATTATATACATGGGAAAGCGGTAAAACAAAAAGAAATGGGTGCAAGACCAATTATTCGTTTAATTCAACACGAAGTCGAAGATGTTTTAACTGATATACTATTAACAGATGAGTATGAAGAGGGACATACATTTAATATAGATTATACAGATAAAATAGTTATTAAATAAAAAAAGGTAGCATTATGCTACCTTTTGTCTCTTATCAATTTATTATTTGTTTTAACTACTTTATATTATTCAGTCAATAGACAATAGATAATATTACCTATAAGGCTTACTGCAATAAAGAGTATAAACCAGAAATAATAACTCTTACTTACTCTCTTGAAATAAGAACATACATTTTGAAATAATTTCTTCATAATATTTTTGTTTTAATATAAATATGTATGAGAAATAATTAATTCGTATGTTTTGACCCTTTTGTTAAAAATAAATGGAAAAATTTGGTTTTCAAAATAAAAAGTATTACCTTTGCAAGAGTTTTAAAAAATATAGTTAGAAGTAACTATTGATGTTTTTGAATATTTATATAATAATGGGACATCTAAAAATGAATAAAAATAAAATGACAACTGATAACAAAAAACTTATTCAGGAAAGCTATTCTGATAAAGTTCAACTTGTCAATAAATTTTTGGATAAGAACTTTATAAGGGCTACTTATACATCTGAAGATGAGAATGGTATTCTTAAAAATACATCTATTGTTATACAAGTAGATGGAAATGGACAACCATCAAAAAAATCATTAACCGATGTTGATTTGTTCTATCTTATACAAAATAAGTTTATCAATATACTACCAAAAGATGGTGGAAGAGATAAGTTCTTAAAACAGATTATTAAAGATTGGTATGCCAAGAAAATAACCAAACATGGCACACTAACAAAATACGATTTTTAATATTAATAAGAGGTTATGTTGGAATAGATAACTATCTCACATATTTACAACAACCAATATGTTTATTCATATTGTACCTCACCATAAATTCTACATGATGAGATTTAATAAAATTTTAATCACGATGGTAATTTTTGCGTTTTCAACCATAAAAGCAAACGCACAAACAGGTTCTGATGGCTTCAATTGGACAAAAGTAATAAACGCTATTGTTCATCTTGAAAGTAGAGGTAATCCAAACGCAAAAAATGGAAACTCTCTCGGTATTTTACAAATTACCCCATCAGCAGTAAAAGAATGTAACAACATTTTGAAGAAAAAGAAAATTAACAAGCGTTACACACTTGAGGATAGAAGAAATCCTAATAAATCTAAAGAGATTTTTATACATCTTCAAGAACACTTCAACCCAGAACACGACATTGAAAAAGCCGTAAAGCATTGGAATGTTGGGTTCTACGCCAAAAATATAAAAAACAAGGCTAATGGTTACTACAAAAAATTTTGCAAACAATATAGTAAAAGTAGTAACACAACCAAAACAGAGAGTTAACTCTCTGTTTTTTTTATGCTAAAAATTTTGTCATATCATTTTTTTTATATAACTTTGCAGTGCATATGAAGAAATATATTGGCATTAGAGAAGTCGAAGCTACACCTGCGTGGCTGGTTAATGGCGTTACTTACGAAAAAGACGGTGTTGTACCACGCTCGATGAACCGTAAAGATGGTTATAATGTAGTTTATCAAGGTACATCACATAAAGAGTGGGTACCAAAAGAAGTGTTTGAAAGTACTTATCAACTCTACGACACATTTTATGACAGATTGTCAGTTGAAAAGTCGGTTCTTAGTGAACGTCTTGAGAAGTTATCAAGCTTTATCACATCTGATAAATTTGAAGACATTGTTACAGATTGTGAACAAAGAGAGTTATTGAGAAATCAAAAAGATGTTATGGAGAAATATCTCCAAATCCTTGAAAGAAGAATTGAAAAACTAAAGTAATTTTCTTTCATGTACTATTCATTAGATTTTGGCAATAAAACAAATAAATTGCCTTAATCTAATTATTTTTTTATTTAACAATATAACTAATATAATATGATAATAGGAATTAATGGTCGTGCAGGTGCAGGAAAGACTGAATTATCAAATGTCTTTATTGCTAATGGATTTAAACGCACATATTTTGCGAAGCCTTTAAAAAGCATATGTGCTGAATGGTTGGGACTTGAAGATGTTGCACAATTAAATAGATTAAAAGAGAATGGTGATATCATTAACGTCTTATTTAATCAAAATGATGCAGTATTCTTTTCTAAAAAAACAGGTTTAAGTGTTGATGCTATTTGGGATAGAGTGGTAGCATGTGGTGATGAAAATGGAAAATTAATACGTAATGTAAGAGAACTATTACAATTTGTTGGAACTGATATTATTAGAAGTATTAATAACGATTGGCACATCGAACAAATACGTGAAGAAATCAAAATGTCACCAGGTGATTATGTTATTGATGATGTTAGATTCCCAAACGAAAAAGCATTAATAGAGGAATTAAATGGAGATTGTTGGCGTGTAATAAGACCACGTATAGATAATGTCACAAACCACGAATCTGAAGTTGCACTTAATTGGACAGATTTTGGAAATAATATCATTATTAATGATGGGTCTTTAGATGAATTAAAGGAAAAACTAACAACATTTATATCAAATTATAATGTTAATAAAGAATTAAGGGATTTTACCATTGAAGAAATACGAACAGGTAAAACAATAGATGCCTTTGATATAAAAGATTATCTTTTGATTTCACCATATATGTTTGAATATAAGAAAATGTATTTTGGACAATGTAAAAAAGGTAAGTACGATATACATAAATTACCAAATAAAAAATGGTATGCATTTATTATTATGACTAACCCACCAATAATATTAGATAATCCACTCAATATTGAAGATTTTAAACTTTATCTATAATGTATAATTTTGAAACAATTAGAAAAGATAATAGACTACTATATGAATATATTAGAGGTAGTCATCTGTATGGACTAAATAATGAAGATTCAGACATCGATACAGGTGGTTTGTATATTTGCAATAATGAAGAGTTACTAGGACTTGGACGCAATTATAAACCACAAGTGTCTGATGAAAGACATGATACAACATGGTTTGAAATTGGAGAGTTCTCAAGATTACTAACAAAATCAAACCCAACAATCATTGAAACATTATTTGTTCCCGAAGATAAAATGTTGGTTAAACCATCACCATTACTCAATGAGTTCTTCGAAAATAGAAATCAATTTGTAACAAAACAATGCTTTAAACCATTTGTTGCTTACGCAATAAGCCAAATCGAAAAAGCACGTGGACTAAACAAGAAAATATTACAACCAATCATTGAACGCTTAGGTCCATTAGACTTTTGTTATACTTTCAATAAACAAGGAAGTCAAAAACTAACAAAATGGTTATCAGAAAGATTTATTAAACAAGAATATTGTGGACTCGTTTCTATTCCTAATATGGAGAACGTTTTTGGTGTGTATTATGATTGGGGACAACATTTTGAAAAAGAAAATATTACTCTCGAAAGATTATTAGATTCATACCCACCATCATTGACAAAAGAAGAAATACTTCATGAGTTGGAAATGGCAAAAGTAGATAATAATAAACGGAGACTTGAAAAAGCTGAAAAAGAATATATGAATTATCTACATTATGGTCTACTTGAAACCATTAATAATCTCTATGACAACAGCGGAATGGAGGGGAAACTTTCATATTTAAGTTATTGGTTTGATGACAATAAAACATCTAAAGGTTATAAAGGCATCGCAAAAGAAAATGCTAATGATATTACTCTTTCATCTGTTTCAAAAGGAGAAAAACCCATTTGCTATATTTCATTTAATATTAATCACTACTCAAAACATTGCTCTGAATATAAATCATATCAAGATTGGGTAAAAAATAGAAATGATGCAAGATATAAGTCTAACCTAAATAAAAGCTATGACTCTAAAAATATGATGCATTGTTTCAGACTAATGCAAATGGGACTTGAAATTGCCAAAGGTGATGGTATTAATATAGATAGAACAATAGTTGGAGATAGAGAGTTCTTAATGGATATTAGAAATCATAAATTCGAATATGATGAATTAATGGAAATTATGAATAACAAAAAAGAAGAAATGAATTTGGCAATGGAAAATTCAACTATCCCTGATAAAGTTGATTGTGAACTAATTGATAAATTACTCTTAAATATAAGAAAAAAATCAATTTAATTGTAAATAAAAAATGGGGAGAAATTAGTCTCCCCATTTCTACATTAAATACCGAGATAATATATTTTAAAACAACAATTTATCACTTATCTCTTAAAGAATTTGTTAAACCATCTTTAAGTGCAATATTGATTCTATATTTAAATCTTTGTACGTCAGCAATGAATGACTCAATTATACTACACATTCCAATATAATCATCACCATTATCCCTTACTTTCTTCAAAAAAATAATAGTCTCTGAAATAATTAACCCAATAAAATCTTTTATGTTACCTACATTGGAATTTATACCTTTTAAACCATTAGTAGGAAAATCACCCGAAATTGATTGTTCTATCTCAGATATATTATCCTGATAACTAATTAATAAAGACGAAAGATAATCAAATTGCTCGTGAATATTATAATTATTAGCTAACCAATGATACTCCTTTGTTGAAATTTTCCAACCTTCAATCTTATTAATATAATCCAAAACAAACTTCTTCATGTTCTATTCCTCTTTATCAACGTTATTCTCACTATCATTATTTAATGACTCCATCGTAACATTATATATATCACCTTTACGAACTCTATATCTATCTACAATAGCCTTTGTAAGACCTGAACCTGCCATATACCCACCAGTACATAAAACAAAAAATCCTGCATCCCACAAACTTGTCTTTACATAACCATTTGCAATAACATCGTAAATAAGTATGAAACATACACTAAGATTTACCAACGCACTAACAATGGCGGATATCATAAACACAAAACTCTTAGTACTATTTGATGAATGAGTATCAAGCAATGTCTTCAAATATTCTGTAGTTTTCATACTTGTCTTATTTTTATTCATAATTATTATAATATTACCGAATCAAGTCTTCTGAACATTTCATTAACTCTTTTCTTTTCTTCCTCTATGCGTTCATCAAGTTCAACCTCCTTAGCCTTTGCTTGTTGATAAACCTCCAACGCATTACCACCAATCATTTTAGCTACATCAGCACCCGTTAACGCAACTGATTCCTTAATCATTACTTTCTTGTTTCTTTTCATCTTGTCTAATAACCTTTATAATTTCATTAGTTAAATATGTTGCAGCCTTAGCAACAGAATCAAATACAGCTGAAGCATTATCCTTACTTCCTCCCCAACAACCAATATAGTTAATGGATGTCTCAGAATCTAAATTAAGTTCCTTTAATACAATTAATGCCGTTAACTCTGCTTGCTGTTCAACAAGACCACGACCCTCTGATGTCCCAACAAAATAATCCTTTACCTTAGAATTGTTACTCTTTAAATAACTAAAATGCAATAACTGATGGGCAGTCTCATGTATCACTGTATTTAACATACCAATATTTTTAGGGGCATTATCTATAAGATTTATAATACCACCAATAGTAGCATTACCTTTTGCACCATGCAAAGACTCTTCAGGAACAAAATTAACTGTTAAACCTGATTTTTTTGCAACACCAATAGCAGCATCAATAAGAGCATTCATATATTCACCCTCTTCAGCATCATAATCTTCCCATTTTAAATCATTAATAGCTGATGGGTCACCATACAAATCTTCAGTATTCTCAATCTGCTCAGTAAAACGAACATCACACCAATAAGGAGCAAGATTAAAACCACCCTGAGCATTATTCTTATTCAATAATATTCTAAGACGCTCTTTCTCACCTGGGGTTAACTCATCTTCACTTTTCTTATTAACCATCGTAAGAAACTGATTAGTAGCAGCCTTTCTCTGACTGGCAGTCTTAAATACCTTAGAACCCTTAGGGTAAAAAAGACAAATCATCTTAGCATCAGGTTTAACTCTCCTGTTTAACTTCTCCCAATTCTTTACAGAACGAACATCCCTAGCCTCACTATCCTGAACATATATAAGGAAAATGTTATTCAAAGAAAATGAATAACCACAAGCTGCTCGCATCTTTATAATAGGTTCCATACGCTTAAGAAACTCATCTGATGACATAGCTGTCATTATTGATTCCTTAATATCACTAAGCCTCTGAGTAATCTCAGACTTTGACATGTAATGAGTGTTATTCTTTGCAACATCATCACTCTCCTCACTAACACTCGATAATTCTTTCAATAACTTATCAATAACATCAAGATAATTTCTCTTCTCAGAATTACCACCATCAGACTTCTCCACAGATGTCAAAAACTCAATGGCAGGCTTAACCATCGTATCAATACGTGAATCATTAGGACCACTTAACCACCATACCCAAGCACCCTTTGTACCAATGTTTGACATATAAGTAGCACCAAAATCATTACGCAACTTATCCTTATACTGATAAGTACTCTCACTATTAGAAGAATCAATATACGCCATCAATCTCTTCTTACCTGCCTTTGTCGTATAATAACCTGTCTTATAATTAAAAACCTCATTTAAATATTGTTTCATAATAACATAAACTATTTAAAAATAAATATGCATAATAAATAATAAAAACACACATTATGAAAGAACTTAAACAAATTATAAAAGAAGAAATAGAAAACCTCACACAAGAAATAAATGGAGGTATGGTTTATAATAATATAATAAACCGATTAGAACAAGTGGAAACAATATTCAATGAAATTGATAACGGCATAAATTCATTTAGACAAGAAAATGGATACACAAGAAGAAAATTCTATAGACTATCCAAAGATGCAAAACGAATACGAAAATCTATTACAAACCTAAAACATATTATGAAAAAAACATATTATGACCTATAATAATAAAAGAGATGAGTATATATAATTTATATTCATCTCTCTTTTTTCCATCTTTGTAACCGAAAGATGTTACAGTGATACAAAAAAAGAAGATAGGTATGGAGATTAGAAAGGACAGATACCTAGATAATCAATATCTTCTACAAAAACTCTTTTAATCCTTCATACAAAGATATATTATAATTCATCCTCACCCCCATGAGTGGGGTCACCTTTAATAATATCATTGTTATCACTATCAGGACGACCACCATGTGTTAAACCACCATTATGACCACCACCACTCGCACTCATCAAACCCATGGCAGAGTTAAATACCTTAATAATAGGTTTAATATACTTCTTCATAATTAATACAACTTATATTACATTAATAAATAAAATTATAACCATAATATATACACATTATAATTATAACACATAAAAACACACCACAAAGATAACAAAAATATACAACACAATCATACATATACACCATATATTAATATAATATAACATTTAAATTCACACAGACATAAAAATAATACACTTTTTATATTAATAATATATAATACATAAAAAATACAGAGATATAATATATCATTAAAAATATAAGAGGATAGTTCTGTATAATTAATAAAAATTTTTCCAGAATTTTTTGGAAAAGCAACATTTATAAAAAAAGAGGCCCCTTTGTGGGAAATCATAAAATTTTTCCAGAATTTTTTTTAAAAAGGCTATTGTAAAAAATAAGAGGGGGGTATGTGAGAATTGTGAAAATTTTTCCGAAAAAATATTTGAAGAACCGTTCGCCCTAAAAATACCCCTTAAAATATGGGTGGGGTAGGTGGGTTAAATAGGTGTACCCCCTATGGGTACCTCCGTTGTTATATTTTCACTAATATTATTTAACATTTATTATTCATTATAAAAATTGAGGGGGTATTATTTTCATACCCCCCCCCTTTGTGTTTCTCATAAGTTCTCCCAAACCTCGTTTAGTTCTTTAATCAAACCAATTTTGATAATATTTTGTAGTTTATATGTTACTACTTTGGTTTGTTCCTCTACTTGTAGTCCTACCTCTGTTTGTTTAGTATTTTCTTTCTTTGGTGCAACGTAAAGCCAGTTTTTTATTGCTGTTAATGTTTCCTCGTCCTCTACTGCTTTGCCGTCTAATAGAAATTTATAAGTTGAAAAATCTGTTTTATCGATTGAGCGATAATTAATTGATGTATAAAATTGTGTTTCGTCTTTTTCACTTTGTAGAATATAAGGATACATACCTTCAACAAATCTCATTCCTTTGCGTCCTTCAGCTTTATAGTTACTTTCACTGCCATTTCTTTCGAGTTGGTTATTAACTGAATTTTCATAAGATGAGAAACGCACATTTTTAATAAATGTTACTTTTTCAACTCTACCTACATAAGGACATTTTTTACCTCCACTTAGTTTAGGTGTGCTTTTTACTATCATTGCACTACCAAACTTAGTACTAACATTTTTAATTTGCTCGAAGATGTTTTTTAAATTTTCCATTTTGCTATATTATTTTTAGTTGAGTAAAACACTATTGTTATACTTTCCACGTTGCAAAGGTAAGAAATAAATTTGAATTGTGCAAATATTTTTCAAAGTTTTTTTAGTTGAGGGGGTATTTTTTATTTTACCCCCTCTCAATCTGTTTAATTATACTCCGTACACTTTAGCTACATATTTGCGTAAACTCTTTGTCGCCTTTCTGAATTGTTCTTCACTCATACCTTTTTCAACTATTCTGTTAAGGATATTTTGTGCTTGTTCCTTTGTGTCTACATATCTATATAAGATAGTATTTTGTCCGTCGTGGTGTGCACCTCTAAATCTTAAATTATAGCTATCTAAATACCACTCACAATAATCACAAGAACTATATAGTATTTCTTCTATTGTGTTGAATATTTTTGCACCTTCTCTAATTCCATTCCACATACCTATTTGTGCAAATGCAATAACATAACCATTAAAGCCTTCATCACAAAAACTAAAATTATCTCTTTCGTCTTCAATATACATTTCATTATCCATATCGAAGTTAGAATAAATGATAAATTTTTTCATATTGCTATTTTATTTTAAATTGTTAAGTAGAACACTATTGTTATACTTTTCACGTTGCAAAGGTAAGAATAAACTTTGAATTATGCAAGTAAATAACAAGAAAAGTTTTGTATTTAAAATCTATTAACAAATGTAGGTATGTTTGTGTTATATGTATATATAATAATATTATTAATATATAATATATAGTATTATTTCTATTTGTCTTTTATTTTGTGTATAAGGCGTTCCAATATTATTTACCTTATAGTTTATCCTTTAATATTTAAAACCTTATTAGAATTAAAATAAACGCTATATTTGAGGATATTATAAATAATAAAGGGAGGTAAATGATTTACCCCCTCTTATTGTTGTTTACTATTTATCAAAAAGATACCCAATAAAAGCTAAAAAAATTATTAATAAATAGACTGCAACCATTCCAAACATCATTTTATATTCTGCATCTAAATTTTTTAGATAACGTAATAATGATGTTTTTTTCACTACTATTTTCTCTTTGGTTATTGGTAATAGTCCTTCTCTTTTTAGCCTTGCTTTTTTCAATTTTTGAACTCGCCTCTCTTCTTTTAAGATACGTTGTTTTTCCATTTCTTCTTCTTCGTACAATCTTCTTAGAATATCTTCTCCGTGTTTATATGGTTTTAAAAATCTTAGACTAACCTCATCTTCCATTTCTTCAGGGAACTCAAATTTATCACCAAACTTATAAGTACTATCCATAGGGGTGTAATACTCAACCCCTTTATAGGTATAGTTAATATAATATATATTTGGGTTAACACGTTCCTTTGTCATCTCTGAAACCTTAATCATTTCTAAACCATTTGTTTTCATAATTCTATATATTTTTAAACGTTGTTTGTTAGTTATTATTCTATATTTTTTAAAAGCGTGGATAACATAGTATATATTATACTTGATAATAATAATCCTCTATATCAAAAAGGTCTTCCCATAGTGTTTCGTTATCGTAAATATCCTCTAACTTCCAACTTATTCTTTCTTCTACCTCTGTTTCATTGAGGCTTTGTAAATTACCATTTTCATCAAATCTAAAATAGTTATCAGACGTATTAAACTCACCATAGATGATACGTTGTGCTAAATTTGTAGGTGATAAACTTCCACATTCCATATCAAAATCATCCATACAAAATATCATTACATCTGCGCTTGATATTTGGTTATATACGTTAACTTGTTCCTTTGTTGTTAAACTTGTAAAACCTTCCTTAAACGCTTCAAATCTTTTGTCCATAATATTGTAAGTTTTAAATTATTAAGTAAAACACTATTGTCATACTTTTCACGATGCAAAGGTAAGAAATAAATTTGAAATACGCAAGTAAATAACAAGAAAAGTTTTTATATTTAAGTTCTATTAACAAATGTGGGTCTATTATATGATATATCATACATACACACGCATAATAATAATATATTATATATAGATAGTCTTACTTCATAGTATATCATATGGCAAATATTATTTTTTTTACGTTTAAGGGGTTATAAAGTTACTTCCTTTATATTTTACTACCTTATAATAGAAAACTCTTTACAATTAAAATAAATGATATAAAATACAATAATAAAGGGGTAAATTAATTTACCCCCTTATTTCTTTTAGAATAATTTGTTTAATGCTTCTAATAGTTGTTTAACTTCTTCTAATACATATGTATTATTTGTTTGTGATAGGTGTTCGTTCTTTTCTCTTTGTAGTCTTTCTTCTCTTAATTTTTGAACTCGTTTCAATTCTTTTAATGTATATTCTTTTCTTCTTTCTTCTATATATTTTTTTCTTCTTTCTTCTTCGTACAATCTTTTTAGAATGTCCTCTCCGTGTTCAGACTCATATAAAACACCCCACCCACCTCGTTCTTTCATAATTTCTTCAGGAAATTTAAACTCATCATCAAAATAAGGTGTATTACCAATAGGGGTATAATATTCACCGTCTGTATGATAATAGCGTGCATAAAATATATTTGGGTTAACACGTTCCTTTGTCATTTCAGATACTTTAATCATTTCAAAACCATTTGCTTTCATAATTCTATATATTTTTAAATTGTTGTTCTGTTTTTAAAAGTGTGGGTTACTTGGTTTTATTTATCCTTTCACCCACTTTAAATTACTAACTAAAAATTATTTATATGGAAAATTTTATTCTTCTACTTTGTTTAAAATATCTTTCCATTCTTCGTAAGTTCTACTTGTTGCTATTACGAATACTACTGAAAATAGAATAAATGTGAACATCATAATTATATTGTTTTTAAGTTGTTAATACTTTGTTTGTTTTCTAATCACGATGCAAAGGTAGATAAAAACTTTGAATTATGCAAGTATTTATCTACCTTTAACACTATTTTAACATTTAACCCCTACAAAAGAACTCTGTAAATACCTCATTTCCATACTCTCCTTCAGTAAGATTAATTATCTCTTTGATAGTATAACTATCTTTCTTATTATTACCTAATCTATATTCAACAAAGTTCTTAGTTCCAAATGAACAAGCACCTGTGATGACACGATAACAAACAATAGCTTCCTTAAAAGACAACTCACTATTCAATGTCAAGTTTTCATAATCGCTCTCATCTCTATTAGTGGTTTTATAAATTAAATCAGCTTTAGCTGCTTTTAATGTTCTTCCGTGTGACCAATTACCTTCTCCGTCTGTTACAAGATATGCAATATCTTTACTTCTACCTATTTTAATGTGGTATACATTACCTTTTTTCTCTATTATCTTAGCAAAAATATTATCAGAACAAATATACTTTCCATTCTCGTTTTCAAATAGATAAGCACCTTTATAGTTTGGTTCAAAAGTAACATAAGCATCACCTCTAAAACTTCTTTTACTATGTTTAGCTAAAGTATCTTTTATTTCCTCGTATCTATCTTCAGAGATACTAAACATTGAACAAACTTTATGTAAGTTTGAATAGTCTTTTAAATTG